ATACACAACATCAACCAAAATCGATTAAAAAATACTTTTCAAATGAACTGGAAAAAATTGATAAAGAATTAAATAAAATAAAAATATGATAGTAAAAAGAAATGATTTTGATAGATTAATAATAAATGACTTTATGTCAGGTTCTTTTAATGGATATGAAAAACATTTAAATGATAAATTCGTATATGAATTAGAAAAAGAATTTGATGGTACAAAAGTTTGTTACATTAAAACTCCAATGGGTGTAGAAAAAATATATCTTCAAGATAAAGATGATATTAACTACAGTGTTAAAAGAATAAATGAAACAATTGAAAATCTAGATGAAATATATCAAGATGAAAAAGAAATAGATGAGTATTGTTTAAATAATCCTTGGACATACTCAGGAACTTAGGGCGTGAAAGGTTAAGCACAATTATATTATAATTGTAACGTGAGTTCGAATCTCACCACGTCCACTAAATTAAAAATTATGAATGATAGTATTGTAAATATAATAGATTATGTAATTCAAAACTATGAACATTTGAATACAGTTGAAATGTGTCAAATCATACTTAATAAATATGATATTGAAATAACTGATGACATAATTGATTATATAGAAAATAATTAAATAAAATAAAAATGAGTAAAATAGAAAATTGTATTGGAAGCGGAGTTAAAATAACTCAAGTTGAATTCAACATTGGTCTTAATGGCCATATGTATACTGAAAACGGTGTTGCAACTTTATTAAGACAAGCTGGATTTAAAATATATGACGATGCTTATTTTGTAGATAAAGGTAAGTATTTAGGAAATGATGAACCAACTTTTGTAGGTTTGACTTCAATAGTTGCTTCTATAAAAGAAATAAAAGATAAAGTAAAAGATTTATGCGATATATTACAACAAGATTGCATTGCGATTCTTATTGATAATTATAAAGGTAAATTAATATATAATAAAAGACATCTAAAGCAAGTGCCTAAATTAAAATTTGATTCAGATTTGTTTATAGATGCATATAATAAAGATAATTTTAATAAAAATTTTAAATAATGAAAGATAAAAAATATATAACAGTGCTTGATTCAGAAAAAGGTAAAGTTTTTCAATATGAATTAATAGAATGGTTTACAAGTTCGGTTTTAGCTGAACAATTTTTAGATGATAAAGGCCATAATATGACAAATTGTCAGTGGATGGAAACAAATGGTGAACTTATAAAGTTTGATTTAGATAATCAGCATAGATATGATATGAATAATGATGGAACAAGAGAAATTTGTGGTTAAAATAAAATAATTATGAAAAATACGTTACAAACTAATATTGAAAGTGATAATATTAATAAAGAAATAATAAATATGTTCAAAGAATTAGAAGTTGAAGATATAAATGAAATAAATAAATTAAAAAATGTTTAATAAAGTAGAAAAAGAATTGTTGACCGATATATTGCAAAATGCAATTAATAGCGATGACTATAAAAATTATGGTCCGGTCATAAAAAATATATACTATAAACTAAATTTAAAATAATATGAATAAATTTTGTAGATGTGGTTCAGTACTACACCCAGTAAGGATAGAATTAGTTATGTACCTATAATAGAACATAAAACTGGTAATAGTATTCAAATCGTGTCGCAAGAGTTAAGTAACTTAGTACATAAATCATGGCGAAGAAAATAAATTTGCTATACATATACGTTACAAATTAAAAATAAATGTGATAATATAATAAAATTAAATAAATATGAATAAAATAGACTTAAAAAATTATGTAGATATATTAGATTTAAAAAATAATGTTGAAAAACATATTGATACATTTTCAGTTGAATATGCTATAGAAAAAGTATATCCTAAACTTATGAAATCTAAAAAGTTTTCAGTTCAAAATGTAATTGACTATATGACAATCAAAATTATGGAATTAGATTCTAAAAAAGAATGGTTAAAAGATACAGATGAAGAATATATTGACTAAAAAAAGAAGAAATAAAAAAAATGTTCTATTAAAAATGTCAAAAGAACAAATTGAATTGTTTGAAATAGAATATTGGAAACGATATAATATTGCGCGGTAGAGCAGATGGTCAGCTCGCGAGTCTCATAAACTCGAGGTCGGTGGTTCGAGTCCACCCCGCGCACAAAAGCAGATTGATAGTTTCTTGTTCAAATGGTTAAATCTCATTCAGGAACATACAACTGCTATTGGAGGTAGTCAGGAAGCCGAAAGGTAGAAAGATGATATAAACAGTTGTGCATGTGTGTCTTGTTGACATGAGAGACATTACGGAAGTGTATTGCATATCATTCCTAGTTTCATCCGCCTCCTTATGCGAAAATAGCTCAATTGGCAGAGCATTAGATTTCCAATCTAAAGGTTGTGGGTTCGATTCCCACTTTTCGCTCTAACTTTAAATTAAATAGAATGAATTATATAAATGAATTAGAAAAATACTTAAGCGATAAATATGATAGCATTGTTAAAATCAGTGATGACTTACACAATCCTGATTTAGAATTATCTGAATGGTATACTGCTGATGATTATACATTATATGTTATGACAAATGATGCTAGAAACATTGATTGGGAAAATGATGTATATTATTACGAACCAAGATTTGATACTATTATGGAAAGGATAGAAGAAACATGTCACGATTTAGGTTATGGTAGTGAGGTAAGAATATATGTAGATGCTGAAGCTTATTTGCCTGAGCAAGAAGTAATTGAATGGCTAGAACAAAAAGAAGATTAATATGTTAAGAGAAAAACACTTAAAGCTTGACCACGACGATTTGAAAGGCCAAGCACTTATATACATTATGAGTAGGCAAGGTCCTTTAGATGAAAAAATAAAAGACTGGGAGAATATGACTCCTGATTCATTCTTTGGGCCTAGTAAAGAAGAAATAGCTAAACAAGTTGAATGTTTAACTAGAAAAAAAGAATTGTTAAAATATATGTACACTATAATTGTAAATCATGACTCCTAAAGATTTAGAAAAATTAGCGCAATTAGTAGCAGATAAAATTTTAGAAGAGTTTGATGCTAGAGTACAGGAAAACTTTAAACCCATGACTCCTAAAGAATTTTTTGAAGCTGAAGTTGATGGTTTTGGAAATATAAAACATCCTTCTAAAAAAGATATGTTGAAAGCTCAACTATTAGATTTAGAAGCTAAACGAGCTAAGTTATTAGCCGACGAAAAATATGAATTAGTAATAGAATTAAATGAAATATATGAAAGAATTAAAAAAGAATATGACAAACTTTAACGTAATGTTAGCTAAAGAGTTTGACCCTATGAACAGGCGACTCGATATTAAAAACTTTATACAACCAAAATTAGATGGCGTTAGATGCTACATAACTAAAGATGGTGCGTTTAGCAGAAACCATAAACCGTTTAAAAATTGTAAACATATTACAACTACACTACAATCTTTCTTTAAAGATTATCCTAATAGAATACTTGACGGCGAGTTGTACAATCATAAATTTAAAAATGATTTTAATAAAATTATATCGATGGTTAAAAAGCAAAAACCAACACAAGCTGATAAATTTTGGTCTGCAATGTATTTACAGTTTCATTGCTACGACCAATTTATTCCAACCATATCTAAAAATGGGTTTAATCTTATTCCTTTTATTACAAGAAGTAATAGAATTAAAGGTTATAAAGAATATTACAAGTGGCGTTCAATTAAAACAGTTCCTACATATGAAGTTACTTCAGATACAGAAATAAAAGACTATCATAATGAGTTTAAAAATTTAGGTTATGAAGGTTCAATACTTAGATATAATACTGCTTATGAAACTAAACGAAGTAATAATCTAATGAAAATAAAAGACTGGTCGGATACTGAAGCAACTATTACAGGTTATGTTGAAGGTAGAGGTAAGTTTGCTAAAGGTCTTGGTAAGTGGATAGCTGTTGATGAAGACGGTAGAGAAGTTGAAATACCTTGGCCTACATTATCTATTAAAAATAGAAGAGAAATGTGGCAAGCTAGAAATAGATACATTGGTAAAGTATTAACATTTGAATTCTTTGAAAGAACTCCAGCTGGAGCTTACAGATTTCCAAGAGCTAAAACAATTCGAAACTATGAGTAGTATATCTATTGCTTTTCTTCTTGGGTTATCGGCTTATGTAGTAGCTTTATTAGGCGATACATTTAAGCATAACTTATTGATACTCATACCGATAATGTTTGCATTTGATGCTGTGACAATTTTTACTATTGCATCAATTGTTCAAATAAAATTAACAATAGCTGTAGGCGTTATGGCAGGCACTATGCTTAAGGTTATTGTATTTATACTATACCAAAAATATGGAAGATGATAAATGAAAATATAATTATATTAGGTCTAGGATTAATATGGATTCTAATATGTATAATCGGATTAATATTTGGTAAATGAGTTTAGGTAAACTAATAGTAAATAATAAAACTTATTTAATAAATACCGATGTTTCTCATAAAGTTCAGGAAGAAACTATTAATTCAATTCTTAATAGTTATCCTGATGCTGAATGGGAATGGTTTGACGAAGTAGAATTTAAAGACGTAATATGAAAAATAAAAAATTAAAATTAACTAGAATAGGTATAAAGTTTGAATTTAAGCCTTATTTAATTGGTGATATTCCACCAAGTTTTGATAAACACGACAAAAATAAATGGTTGTGGTATAACGATAAAGGAATAACTTGGATTCATAAAATGGATTAATATGAGCAGAAAAATATATATGCATTTGCTATACACGAACAAGTTCGACGTAGCAAAAAAATGTAAAGAATTTAGAAAATCAAAAAAGAAAAATAGAAAATGAAGTGGTATAGCCACCCAACATATAAATTTCATTTAAAAGAAATAGACAGTGGTAAGCTAATAGACTCTGAACACATGCCTTATATACAATGGCCAAGAAGTTTGGCTAATTCGTTTGAAAGAGCGTGGAACAGAATAGGTATATTAGACTTAAATGATTTATTACAGGAAGGCTATTATAGTTTTTATAGAGCTTGGTCAAAACTTGATTGGAAGATAATTAATGCGGCCCCAGAAGAAGAAAGAACTGGAATTATAATTAATTATCTTAAAATCAATATTAAAAACGGAATTAAACGGGCCATAGCTCACGATAGAGACACTATTAGAATTCCTGAGGCATATTATAAGTTAAAGCCTCACGGAACTGCCTACGAGGGTAAATATGATTTAAACTATCAAATTGATATATTTTTAACTAGAACATTTGCATCGTTTTTCAATGCGCATTATATGGATGTAGTTGATGAAATATCTAATTATAGCAATGATAGATTAAATGAACATTTAAATGATGTTATGGATATATTTTTAACACCATTTGAAAAAGATGTGTTATGCATGTTTTATGGTATAGATGAACCATTTGATAGAAAAGTAGGATTAGCTAGAATAGCTGAAAAATATAAAAAATCAATTGTGTGGATTAAGAAAACAAAAGCTAAAGCTTTGCAAAAATTAAAACAAACTGAAGTAAAAGAAATTATTGAAAAATTTTTAGAAAAATAGTATACATAACTAATTTTTTATGTAATATATAATAAGACAATGGAATATAAACATATACTTTACGACATTGAAGATGATGCTATAGATAGAGGCGATGCCACTAATTTATCTGAAGCATTAAATTATTTTAACATCGATACATCGACAGATGATAAAAAAGATATTGATAACCAATTGCATGGCGATGCACTTTATCATAATATGTATTATAAAGATAAAAAGTATGCAATTAGACAATTAAAAATGAAAAATAAAAAGTGGCATAAATTAACTAATTATGAATATACGAGAGAAATTAAGTAGAATACAATATGAATTTAAATCCAAAAAGTCTCGTTATAACTCTTTTGGTAAGTATAACTTTAGGTCAGCTGAAGATATACTTGAATCATTAAAACCATTAAATGAAAAGTATGGTGTTTATTTTACAGTTAAAGAAAATCTAACTGTTATGGGTGTTGACTTTCCTATAATACATTCAACAGCTATTATGGTTGATGCTGAATCTGGTGAAACAATTGAAGCTACAGCGATAGTTGGTGTTGATTTGAACGCTAAAGGACAACAAATGCCTCAAAGATTTGGTAGTGCATCCTCATATGGTAAAAAGTATGCACTTGGTAATCTATTGTTAATTGATGATACCGCTGATGCTGATGCTACAAATTCGCACGGTAGAGATACATCGGTTAAATCTAAAGTACAAAATTTACAAAATAAAATAGCAAGTTCTAAAAAACCTTTAATTAATAAAGCTAATATAGAACAAGCTAAGAAGTTCTTATCTAACGGTGGATTAATGAAAACACTTGAAGATAAATATACAATAACTGAAGAAGCTAGGACTGAGCTTGTAAATGAATAAAGAGGAAATATTAAAGAAACTAAAATCCGATGAACACTATTATGGTGATTATGGTAAACAGTTTCTTTCTAATAGTGACATAAGAGCACTATTGAATAATCCTCTTGATTTTAAGAAGCCTAGTGAACCTTCTACTGCGTTTGTAATAGGAGGTTATTTTCATACGTGTATACTCGAACCTCATAAGCTAGATAAGTATAAAGTTATTAGTTCAACAACAAGAAATACAAAAGTCTACAAAGAACTCTCCGGCGGCGAAATATGTTTGCTAGAACATGAAGCAGATTCTATTCAGAATATGCGCGAGAGAGTGCTTGAAGTTGAATTATTTAAAGACTTAATACAAGAAGGTAAAGTTGATTATGAGGTTCCGGGTGTCACCGAATTAGAAGGAGTGATGTGGAAAGGTAAAGCAGATATTGTTAACCACTCACAACAACTAATAGTAGACTTAAAGACTACATCATCGATCGATTCATTTCGTTCTAGTGCATATAAATTTAATTATGACAGCCAAGCTTATATTTATTCTAAGCTATTTGGTTATGAGCTAGTGTTTATAGTAATAGATAAAAAAACACACCAATTAGGTTTATATGACTGCAGCGAGGAGTTCTTACAATCAGGACAGAACAAAGTTGCGAGAGCGGCTCAAGCTTATAATGAATTTTTTGGTGATGAGCAATTTGATTTAACACAATTTTATATTTCAAAAACACTTTAATTTAAATTAATTTAATATGGCAAGAACTAGAAAAATGACCTGTGATGTTACAGGTATAACTACAAGTGCAAAAAACTTTTATTCTAATCAGTCTCATGTTAAAGCTGTAGATAACATAAGAAGAACTACAGGCGCTAACAAGAATCAGCTTAGAAGAATGTTCACTCAAATAAATAGTTACTAATGGCAGGTATTGTAAAAGGAAGTATTAATTTATCTGCAATACCTAAGGATAAGATTATTACTGGTAAGAAAGGTAAGTATTTACCTATTACTATAACAGTTAATGATGAAGTTGACCAGTTTAATAATCAAGGCCCAATGATTGTTTCTCAATCTCAAGAAGAAAGAGAAGCTAAGGTCGACAAAGTTTATTTAGGTAATGTGCAAGTAGTATGGAGTAATGGTGTATTTCCAGAGCCGCCACCGAGAGATGGCCAACCTGCAATGCAAATGAATACTCCTAAAGAAGAAGAACCAGATTTACCATTTTAGTATGATAAATGACATCGAGATTAATGGTTTCGATATAGATGTATTTAATCAATACAATCTTAAAGTTGGTGAGCAAGAGGGCGTTTGTCCTCTTTGCTCTTCTAACAGAAAACCTGCTAACCAGAAAAAGAAATGTGCATCTTATGACTGGGAACGTGGTCTTGGTACTTGTCATAATTGTAATAGTACTTTTCAGTTACATACCTTTAAAAGGAAAAACCCTAATAAAGAATATGTTAAACCTGAACCTATTACAAATACTAAACTAAGTAATAAAGTTATTCAATGGTTTAAACAGCGTGGTATATCAGAAGATACTTTAAATAAAATGAAAGTATCTGAGGGATTAGAATATATGCCACAGACAGGAAAAAAAGAAAACACAATCCAATTTAATTACTTTATTAATAATGAATTAACAAACATAAAGTATAGAGATGGAAGAAAAAATTTTAAACTTGTTAAAGGTGCAGAAAAAATATTTTATAATATTGATTCTACTCTTGGCAGTAGATATGTGGTTATTGTGGAAGGAGAGATTGACGCTTTATCTTTTATTGAAGCTGGGATTGATTCAGTGGTTAGCGTCCCAAACGGAGCTACAATTAATAACACTAACCTTGATTACTTGGACAACTGCATTGATTATTTTGAGTCAAAAGAAAAAATCATTATCGCAGTTGATCAAGATGAGGCGGGAGAAAATCTTAAACAAGAACTTATTAGAAGACTCGGAGCGGAAGCGTGTTATACGATCGACTTCGGTAATCACAAAGACGCTAATGAATTTCTTATTCACAATGGGAGCGACATGCTTGCTAGTATCATTAATAATGCTAGTCCCGTCCCTCTTGAAAATGTTTTAACATTATCAGATGTAAGTGATGAATTAAAAGAGTTTATTCAAGATGGTTTCAAACCCGGTTATCAAATCGGGTTGGAGCCTTTTGATGATATATTTTCAACTTATACAGGTCAGTTTATTACAGTAACAGGTGTACCAAGTTCAGGTAAATCTGATTTTGTAGATAGAATGATTATAGGATATTATTTAAAGTATGGCTGGAAAACAGCATTTGCTTCTCCAGAAAACAAACCAACATTCTTACATGCTCATAAACTTATTCGTAAGATAGGTGGATGGATGCCAAGAGAAACAGATATTGGTTCTGCTAAATGGAATGAAGTAACTGATGTAGTTAATAATAACTTTTTCTTTATAGAAAATGAAAGATATGATTTAGATTCTGTATTAGAAAAAGGAGCGGAGCTTGTAAAACGTAAAGGTATTAAGTGTTTAGTAATAGATCCATATAATAAAGTTAAGATGAATGGTGCTAGTAATATGAGTATTACAGATGCTACTATGGAATACTTAACGAGGGTTGAAGCTTTTGCTAAGAAACACGATGTGCTTGTTATTGTTGTAGCTCATCCTACTAAAATGTATAAGAAAGAAGATGGTACTATTGATGAACCTAATATGTATAATATTAAAGGTGGTGGTGAATGGTATGACGCTTCTTATCACGGATTGCTTGTTCATAGAGATTATGAAAAGCAAACTGTAAAAGTAAAAGTTCTTAAAGTTAAGTTTCAAAATTTAGGTGAAAATCAAGCTGAAGCACATTTTACTTGGGATAAAATAAGTGGTAACTATATACCAATAACACAACAAATAAATAATAAAATGCCATGGGAAGCGGATTAACTGGTAGAAGTAAAAAAGATGCATATAAGATGCCATTCTATACTTCTAGTTTAGAAGAAGAAACGTGGCAAAAATATTGTATTGATAACAATATAAGAATATCACCTTATGGTATACATCAAGAGCCGGGTAAATGGAAAATCGCAATTGCTTTTGGGCCATATAAAAAAGGTGAAAAAATAAATTTTTCGCCAAGTGTTTATAACAAACATAATATATGGCCTGAATATTATCAAATGTGTAAATATTATTATGATAAACATACAAGATGAATACAGAAGCTTATTAGCTGGTGTATTATATAATGGTAAAACAAAAGAAGATAGAACAGGTACAGGTACTAGATCTGTATTTGGTAGAATGATAAAACATGATATGTCACTTGGCTTTCCATTATTAACAACTAAAAAAATATATTTTAAACATGCAGTTACGGAACTATTATGGATTCTTCAAGGTCGTACTGATATGCATTACTTGCAGTCAAACGGCGTTAATTACTGGAATCCTGATTATGAAAGATCAGGTAGATCTGATGGTACGCTTGGCCCTGTTTACGGCAAGCAGCTTAGGGACTTCAATGGCGTTGATCAGCTTAAAAGAGTACTCGTCGAAATTAAAAACAACCCAAGCTCGCGGCGCATTATGGCAAGCTTATGGAATCCCAACGATTTGGCTGATATGGTGTTGCCACCTTGCCACTATGGCTTTCAAGTATATATAAATGATGGAAAGCTTAATCTTATGTGGCAGCAACGATCAGTTGATGTTTTCCTTGGGCTACCTTATGATATTGCAATGTATGGTTTATTACTTCAGCTGTTGGCTGAAGGATTTGAATATGCTAAAGGCGAACTTATTGGTTGTTTTGGTGACTGTCATTTGTATAATAACCATATTGATCAAGCCAAGCAACAACTTGATAATGATTTTAGGGAATTGCCTAGAGTTGATTCTTCTTGCGGAATTACTCTTGTCAACGAAGAAGTAATATTACCAGAGTTAGATATGATTAAACTAAAAAATTATAACCCACACCCACCAATTAAAGCTAAATTAAATACATGATAGAACTACAGAAAGGTAAATACAAAATATACCATATACCCGGTGTTAAGATTGGTTGTACAACTAATGTTAAGAAACGCGTTGAAGAAGAACAGGGATATAAACCTGGTGAATACGATATACTATATGAAACAGATGATATAGTAGAGGCTTCAGAGGCTGAAAGAAATTTACAAAAAGAACTTAAATATAAAACAGATATTAAATTATATAAAGATTTATTCCGTAAAAAAATGAATAAGCATAGCTCATCGCAGGCAACAACAACATTTAAAATATCACCTAATGATATTAATGCTGAATTTTTAAAAGACATTACATTAGAATTACCTGAAGGCATATTTGAATTAAATAATGAAGATTATATTGATTGGATATTAACTAATGTACATGCAAGCCAGTTTGGCCCGGGTACGTGTTATATTTACAATAAAGCTTTTACTAAAGCATTTAAACCTAATAGCACATCAGCATTTAATAAGATAAGAAACTGGGCTAAAGATCGTAATCTATACCAAAAAGGTGATAGTAAAACTCAGTATGTTAAATTAATGGAAGAAGCAGGAGAACTTGCGCAAGCATTATTAAAGCAAAATAAAGCTGAAATAAAAGACGCTATTGGTGATATGGTAATAGTCCTTGCTAATCTTTCAGAGCTAGAAGGGTTTAAAATTGAAGATTGTATTAATGAATCATTTAATGTAATTTCTAAAAGAACAGGTAAAATGGTTAACGGAACATTTGTAAAAGATGAGTAAAATAAACGATAAAATAATTAATCGCGTAATTGATAAGATTCAAAAGCGTGCTGAAGCAGGTTATAAAAAGTATGGTGTTGGTTTAGATAAAGATGAACAATCACTTGATACTTGGCTTAATCATCTACAAGAAGAACTTATGGATGCTGCTAACTATATTGAAAAAATTAGAGCTGTATTAATTGAAGAAGATAAAAAAATAAGTAAATACCCTGAGTCTAGTTGGACATCAGATACTACAGATCAAAACTGGGATATTACATATTAGTATGGTAAAAAGAAGAAGTAAAAAACGAGGTCCTGTGCAGGCTAAAAAAATATCTTATGACGGTATTAAGTTTGCATCAGGTCTTGAAAGATACACTTATATAGCTTTAAAAAAAAATAAATTGTTTGAAGGATATGAAAGCGAAACATTTGAATTAATAAATTCATTTCAATTTCCTAATACAAGTTATGAAAAACAAGCTAATGGTAAAGGCGAATATATAAACAGAGGGATTAAAAAAATTTTAGGTATAAAATATACACCGGATTTTATTGGTAAAGATTATATTATAGAATGCAAAGGCAGACCTAATGAATCTTTTCCTATAAGATGGAAATTATTTAAACTATGGCTTACGAAAAACAATATTGGAAAGATACTTTACAAGCCTCAAAATCAGAAAGAAGTAGATCTGACGATAAATTTGATAAAAGAATCAAGAAAAAAAAAGAGGCGGAAATAATGTATAGAAGACGTAAAATAGATAAAGAAATTAAAAAGTTAATTAAAAGAAACCCTATAAGGTATAAAGACATATTAAACATACATGAACGATACGGAATTTAAAGACATCGAGATACCTTCACTTCAAAATCATTATATTGAAAGAATAAAGTTCCATATGAAAATGCTAAATTATTATTTAAATGAAAATAGCAGGTTGGGAAATTAGTTTAGGATTATATCCGGGTGTATTAGTAGGCATACGAAGTTATCCTGAGGAAACATTTATAGAACACGTATTATATATACCTTTTGTAGAACTATGTTTAACAATGCATTATGAATGAAGAGAAGATAAAAGAATACGTTTTAAAAAATTATAAACGTTTATTTTCAAAAAAGAAAGTAATTAGAGATCAGCACGGTAAAGTTATTAGAAGAATAATGGAATCTATTGATCCTATTATTACTATTAAAGAAACACATATTGAAGTTAAAAACAACAAGGATGCAAGTCCTATAATACTTAGCAAAGATGTACAAGCAATTATATGAAATGTTATTAAAGTCTGCTGAAGCAGATAAAACAAAAGCATTACTTAGTTTAGATTTATTAAGTAATAAAGCTGCAGGTATTGGTGATCATTCAACAGATGATTATTATAAAAATGCAGAACAAGCATTACAAATGTTAGTTGATGCTGATGATAGAATTAAAACATTAAATAAATATTTTAATGAAGGAAAGTAAACTAATAGAAATGCGCAATAAAATAGAGGTACTTGGTAACTCTATGAATAGAGTAGTACAAGAGTTACATAATTTAAAAGACTTAGCTGTAGGTACAATGATGGTTACTAAAAAATTACCTGGCTATGCCGAAGCTCTTGAAGAACTTAAAAAAGAAAACACAAAAGAAAAAGAAGATAAAAAGTAATGGGATTATTTGACGAAAGAATACCTTATAAACCTTTTGAATATCCTGAATATTATACAGAAGGTTGGCTTAAACAAGCTCAAGCTTTTTGGTTACATACTGAAATACCTATGTCTAGCGACGTTAAAGACTGGAATGAAAAGCTAACTAAATCAGAAAAAAATTTAGTTGGTAATATCCTTTTAGGATTTGCACAAACAGAATGTGCGGTATCAGATTATTGGACACAAAAAGTTGTAGGCTGGTTTCCTAAACACGAAATACAACAAATGGCAATGATGTTTGGCTCACAAGAAACAATACACGCTGTTGCTTATTCTTATTTAAATGAAACACTTGGACTTGAAAACTTTGAAGCATTTTTACACGAACCTGCAACAGCTGCACGGTTTGATAATCTTGTTAGCTATAATGGTAATAATCCTGTTGGTATTGGTAGGTCACTGGCTGTATTTTCTGCTTTTGCCGAAGGGGTTTCTTTATATTCTGCCTTTGCTGTGCTATATAGCTTTCAGTTACGTAATTTACTCAAAGGTATTGGCCAACAGATGAAATGGAGTGTAAGAGATGAATCTCTACATTCTAAAATGGGATGTCAATTATTTAGACATATGTGTAAAGAAATTAAAGGATTACAAGATGACTGTTATGAACACGTTATTAAAGCAGCAAAGACAATGCTTAAAGCAGAAGAAAGATACATTGACAAAATGTTTGAACAAGGAGATATTGAAAACCTCAAAGCATATGATCTTAAACAATTTATCAGGAAACGTCTTAACGAAAAAATTGTTGAGCTCGGTTACTCAAACAGCGGGAAGTACTTTGAATATGACGAAGTGGGAGCGAGCGATTTGGACTGGTTCTACCATCTTACCGGCGGGCACACTCATACTGATTTCTTTTCTATTAGGCCGACTGATTATTCGAAAGCTAACGAAGGCGAAGACTTTGAAGATATTTGGTAAAAACAATTAATTATGAAAAAAATTTTAATACTATTTTTAGCTATAGGTTTTTATAGCAATGCACAATATAATTATAACTATAATTATAATGATTTAATATTAGAAGATTTATATTATTTAAATAATTTAAATAATTATCAAAGACAAATTATTATAATAACTGAACCTGCATATAATTACAATTACAATTTATTATATACTGAACCATTGCCAACTCTATATGCTCAACCTAAAAGAAATAGATGTAATAGATGAGAGTTTGTAATGTCTGTAAGAAAAAGAAAAAAGATCATAAGTTTAAACACGCGGGTAAAAAAACATGCATACGATGTGAGTTTAGATGGAAAAGATCTTTTATGCGATTATTAGTACAAGATAGAAGACTTACAGCAAAAGAAAGAATTGCAAATAGATTAGGATATATGGGTACAGCATTTATTATGATGTCACCATATTTATTAGCATACGAAGGTATAGGTATTATAACTTATATTATAGGGGGAATATTATCTATACCTCAAGTATGGGTTGCAAAACAATGGAACTTAGTATTAGTAAATTTAAATGTGTCAATAGGATATTTAATATATTATTTAAATGTGGAATAATAACTGGAAAAAAAATAAAGATTACCCTGCGTGGGGTGATACGGATATATATAAGAAAACAATATCAGGTGGGTATTTAATTAATGGTGAGTCACCTCGTGATGCATATATGCGTGTTGCTAAAACTGTAGCAAAGCGTTTATACAAACCAGAACTTGCAGATAAGTTTTTTGATTATATATGGAAAGGATGGTTGTGTTTAGCATCACCTGTATTATCTAACACGGGATCAGATAGAGGTTTACCTATAAGTTGTTTTGGAATTGATGTTGCAGATAGTATACAGGATATAGGAAATAAAAATTTAGAAATGATGTTACTTGCAAAACACGGCGGGGGTGTAGGTATCGGAGTTAATATGATTCGTCCCGCTGGTGCTAAAATTACAGGTAATGGAACTTCTGACGGCGTTGTCCCTTTTTGCAAAATATACGACTCAACTATATTGGCGACCAATCAAGGTTCCGTTAGAAGAGGAGCTGCAAGCGTTAATATCAATATTGAACACAGTGACTTCCTCGAATGGTTGGAGATTAGAGAACCTAAAGGAGATGTCAATAGACAATCTCTTAACCTGCAGCAGTGTGCTGTCGTTGGCGATAAGTTTATGCGAAAGCTTGAACTTGGAGATGAAGAAGCAAGAATCAAATGGTCAAAGCTTATCCAAAAGCGTAAAGCAACTGGAGAACCATATATCTTATTTAAAGGAAATACAAACAAAGCTAATCCAGAAGCATATAAGAAAAACAGTTTAAAAGTACATATGACTAATATATGCAGCGAAATAGTATTGCATACAGATGAGTCACACAGTTTTGTTTGTTGTTTATCTTCGGTTAATTTAGATAAATATGATGAATGGAAGAATACAAATTTAATTTACGACGCAACATGGTTCCTGGACGGTGTGCTAGAAGAATTTATTCAGAGAGCAAAGAATATGAAGGGATTCGAGAACTCTGTACGCAGTGCGGAAAAAGGCAGGGCGCTTGGACTTGGTGTCCTTGGGTGGCACAGCCTATTACAAAAGAAGGGAATCGCTTTCGAAAGTTTATTAGCGCAATTCAAAACGCGAGAAATATTTTCAAAAATAAAAATTGAAACTGAGCGTGCTTCAAGAGCACTTGCTGAAATATATGGTGAACCACTGTGGTGTGTTGGTACAGGATTTAGAAATACACATTTAAGATCTATTGCACCAACAGTTAGTAATTCAAAACTATCAGGTAATGTTTCAGCTGGTATTGAACCTTGGGCTGCTAATGTATTTACAGAGCAGTCTGCTAAAGGAACATTTATTAGAAAAAATAACGAACTTAAAAAAGTATTTAAGAAACTTGGGATTGATAACAAAGATACATGGGATAAGATACTTGCCGATGGTGGATCTGTTCAAGCACTCGATGCACTTAACGGATGGTATTATGACGAAAGAGGACGGCTCAATAAAGAAGATGGAGAGCCAGTCAAAAACGTGTTTAAAACGTTTAAAGAAATAAATCAACTAGAATTAGTTAGGCAAGCAGGTATAAGACAAGATTATATTGATCAATCAGTATCACTTAATCTAGCTTTTCCTTCTGAGGCTACACCTAGATGGATTAATAAAGTTCATATGGACGCATGGAAACATGGAATAAAGACCTTATATTATATGAGGACCGAGTCTGTATTGAGAGGGGATATAGCAGCAGCAGCTATGGATCCTAATTGTTTAAGCTGCGATGGATAATTAAAATTAATTTTATGGCAAAAAGATTTACCTTTGCGGATGCAAAAGCAAAAATAAAAGAATTAGAAAATAAAATAGAGTCTTTAAATTTAAATACTGAAGATAATATTTATTCTTCTAAAGAGAATAAAATTATAAAACTATATAAAGTATGGGCATTACTAGGCCCAGTATTTGGTTTAGTTATTGGAATATTATTCTTTTAAAATAATAAAGGGATGCTACTTAATTGTAACATCCCTTTTTTTTATGCATACAAAAACTTTCTAGTTTTCTCTGCTTTATATGCCCTCTTTTCCCAAGGCAAGTCTGGGTGACCCTCTATATAGGATTTCCCGTTATATACTATATTACCATTTGCTCTTTTATATTTTTTATTTTTATAATAAACAAAGTTATCGTCGTAGTTTAACTTTATTTTTTTATTTTTCATATCAAGCAAATGTTGCTTCTCGTGTTGTATAGTTTTTCTTTTTTCTTCAGGTGATAAATTAGGATCTAATTCTATAGTTCCATCATTATTTGCTACACCTGCAACACCGGGTTTTAATTTTTTAAATGTTGATTCTTCAAACTCTGCTTCTTTAAAATCATCACTATCAAATTCCGCCTCTTGAAATAAATTTTTACTAACTTTAGTATCAACACCTAAATCCCATTCATTCCATCCTAATACTAACCATAATTTTTGCCAAGCTTCTAATTCTTCATTTTTAATAGCTGCTAAGTGTCTAGCTTTACGAATTACTCTATCTAAAGGTACACCTGCAAAAGAAGCGATTTCACCAGACATAGTTAAAGCTTCATTGTCTAAAGAAGGTGTTAACAAATCATCCTCATCTATTTTATTAAATGATCTATAAGCAGAAGCTAAATCTCTAAGTTTAGAATTTATAGGTGGTGATATGCTTGTAGCTGTTATTGCAAAAGCATTTGGATCAGGTCTTTTTTGTCCTGTTTGTTGCAAATACCCTTCTTTCATTAAAGAATAAAGTGTAGCAGAAACCGCACCTGGATTACCTAAAGATTTAGCAAAAGAAGTTAAACCTCTTTCAATAGACATTAAATATTTTTTATCTTTTAGTTTTTTAATTTCTTCATCATCATCATCTCCAAAAGCAAGAGCAGCTAACCCTGATTGTAATGCATTAAACATTACAGCTTGCACAGCCCCATAATATAATATAGTACCAAGATCACTTTGTACTCTACCTTCAGCTGCAGACCTACCAGATGTTATATCTTGTAATCTTCTTTTAACAATTCTAGCATACTGGAAAGGTGTATTAGCAAAAGCATATATAATTCTACCAAGTGACGATGCTTGTATTTCAGATATTTTAGAAGGATCTGCAGATTGCTGTGAATTTTCAGCTTCTTTTCTCCAATCATTCATAGCTTGTTGTTCAGCTTGCTTTACATCCATCCCTTGCTTAACTAAAGCATTTACTCTATTTCTATAAAACGCCGCACCTCCTAAAGCAATAGCAAAACTATCTGCATATCTAGTTGGTAGAAATCCGTTTTTTAATAATTTATTTATTCCTTGTGGATCTCCTTCTGCAATTTCATCTGCTAGTACATCAAACTTTGCACCGTCTCTTCTATTTTTTAAATAGTCACTATTCCATAATTTTTTATAATCTTCTTGAAATTGTTTTCTATTTGCATATGCAGCTGCTGCTTGAAATATATTGTTATCTTTTAATCCTATAAAATTAAGAGATGAAATAGTTTGCAGCAAAGCTGATCTGCTATTAAAGAACATAGTCGTCCCTACGGCTCTATTAATCCAGTTTAACCACACATTAGACTGTGCGTCTGTACTTACCCTATTACGACCAGATTTCATCCTTCTAAGGGTGTTTTTTAATGCTTGTTTAAAGTTGTTTCCAAATTGATCACCAATAAGATCCATTGTGGTATCATTAAATATTGCATCTACATTTTCAGAAAAAGTTTTTAAAGCTCTTTCTCTAGCACCATTATTAATAGCATCAAATACTTCTTTAGCTAAAGTTTTATTTTGCCACCCATCTTTTATATCAATAGGAAAACTTTCTTCAATAGCTTCAGCTAAATCTAAAAGACTTTGATCACTTTCAACTTTATGAATTAAAGCATCCATGTGTTTTTGTTTTGCAATAGTAACATCATCACCACGCTTAACAGCATTATAAATTTTTATAGCATCGCCTATTGTATATGGAGTACCCTCTACTTTTTCATTAAGGTTATATCCTTTAGACATTTTTTCCCAAGCTTTACTTTTATTTAATATTTCAGTATCAAGGGCAGCAATACCATCAGAATAAGGTTTTAATAAATGTTCTTCTAAAAATTTACGGGCTTCAACACCAGCTTTGCCTTTTGGTAAAAACGTGTATAGCAAACCTTTAAAGTCTTCAGCACTTGGTGGTATAAACCATCTAGATGCTTTTGCCCCTTCCGCTGCGGCTTTATAAATCATTCTTCTAAATTTATTTTGAAGAGTAGATTTATCTTCTTCTTTAATTTTATCTTGTTCTAACTTTTTAGTACTTTCTTCAGCTATTTTATTTGCTTTTAATACATCATTTTTTGCTATAAGAAGCGTTTTAGATTCACCTATTTCAGTTTCTTTAGTATTTTGTAATACTAATTTAACAAAATCACCAAACTCCATGCTGCTTTCTACTTCTGGATAAGCGTCAACAATAGCTTGTGCTAAATCTTTATTTTCTCTATATGATAATTTAATTTTATTAAAAGCTCTTAATATAGGATCTAATTTAGCTTTTTGACTAGGACTTTGATTTGCTTCTGTTTTAGCAAACCAACTTTTACCTTCAGATTTATTTTTTAATTTATCAAAATTAGCAGCAGGATTACCCTCTACAATATCTTTAACAGTTAATTTAATTACTTCTTCAACTGTTAAATCTGAAAAGTTTTTAACTGTAGGATCAAAACCTAAAGCTTCTCTTACATAATCAAAGAACTTATCTATTAAAGATTTAGCTTCAGCATCACCTGCAAATAATTCATAAAGAGATGAGCCTTCTTTTCCTAATATATAAGCTATTACTTCATTTTTATATTCAAATGAATCAGGACTCATTTCGCTATAACCACCAACTCCAGGTTCTTTCATTCTTTCAACAGCCTCTTTAAATCTAGGGTGCCCTTGTATTTTTTCATATATAGCGTTGAATAATTCAGGATCTCTATCTTTAACTATATAAGCCCATTCATGAGTAAATTCATGCATTACCGTTTCTAAAGTAGCTTTTCCGGGATTAAGAAATATAACATTACTATCTCTAAATCCTCTTGCATTATCTATAACTTTTTCTGCTGCTTTTCTATTTGGAAATTTTCTAGGAAAATTAGCTGTTAGATATTTAATAACATCTTCTCTGTTAGTCATTATGATTTTATCAGGATAAGCTAAACTAAGTATATCAGTAAATGCTTCTATTCTTTCGTTATCTGATAAAGGAATATCTTGCTGATTATCCTGTTCAAATTGCTGTGTTACGCCTTGTAATATTCTTTCTGCAGGCTTTTTTGTTTGAATTGCATCTTTAATTTTATCATTTAATTCTTCTACAGTAATATTATCTTTAATTAAAACTAATTTATTTGCAGGAATAACTTGTAAAATTCTATGTAGTCCTGAGTTTTGCCCAATTACATCTCCCTCTACAATACTAGCACCTAACTTAGCGGTTTCTAAATCTTGATCATGCTTAAAAGAAATTAAATATTGCCCTGCATCCTTATACATTTTTTGAATGAGAGGACGCATGTTTTCAGATTTTACCATAGATGTAGCTAATAAAAGTTTAGCTGCAAATGAACTAACAGGTGGGGAGTGTTCTTCTCTTACTCTACGCTTAGAGTTACCTTTATAATTTTCTGCAAATTTACCATCTCCAAATTCTAAGGTACCTTGCTCATATCCTTTAAATTCATATGAAGTTTTTAATAATCCATCAGTACCTTTATATGCAGTTTTTAATCCTAATGACATAACCCACGGATTTGCTTCTCCTTTTTGGATAGCATCCGCCATATCTTCAGCCATTTGCATAACAATTTCTTGATTGTCTTGTACACTTGAAGCATAACCGTCTACTAATTTTTTTAATATAGGATAATTTACTAAATTATTTGATATTACATTATTTATTTTACCAAATAAATTTAATTTTCCTTTTTTAGAAATTTTTTGTTTAGGATATTTTTCTTGAGCTAATTTTAAATGGTTTTTATATAAGGGATCTACAGTACCATAATATAAACCGCCTCTTGCAGGTTTAAATTTTCCTTCAAGCTCAGGGTTTTTAGTGTCAATGTCAAACGGTAAATATTGTTTTCCATTAGACTCTTCACTTCCCTCTACAGCCTCTTTCATTTCATAATACTTTTTAGGCTTAGCTTTATCATTACCTAATTTAGCAGCTGTTTTAGTAGGATGAAATTTACCATTTATATCTTTATAAGCAACCTTAGCTCCAAACTGTCCCATTTTTTGTAATACAGCAGGAGATACATAACCTTTAGTAATATAGCTTTGCCATTCTTCATAAATTTCTGGCAAATCATTTTCATTATTAGGATCTAACTTTTTAGTATTTTGGTTATCAAAGTTTTTATTTAAATTTGGAACAATTTGATTTTCTATAACTTTGTTAATATTGTTTTCTACCTCAGCATCTTCTACATCTTTAGCTTCTTTACCAATAACCTCGCTGGGTTCTGTAAAAATAAAATTTAGTTTATCTAAAAAATCTTTAGAATTAAATACTTCGACTTCATCGATTTGTTGAAATTGAGGTAGATCTTCAGCAAATTGTTCTCTAAAGGAAGCGCGGGCGTCTATACCTAATTGTCTTCTAATAGCTTCTACTAATTTTGTTTTTCTATCACTTTTAACACTAGCAGGTTGGTCAGGGCTAATATCTTTACCTTCATAATAATCTAAAAAATCTTGATCGGTAGGAGGAACCTTTGTCCACGTACTCATAATATTATCATTAGACATTTGAGAATTAATATTTGCAACCACCGCTAATTTTAATGCAGGTAAATTATCTTTTAAAAATTTACTAAATGTTTTTTCAGATTTAGTATTTTTACCTACAAAGTCTTTTATTTTTTTATCATATTTACCTTTAAATATTTTATCAAATGCTTTTATTAAAGCTTTTCTTTGTTTTTTCTGTGTAACATTACCTATTGTTTCTAATTCATTTCTAGCTTTTTGATATGCTACCTCTGTTGTACTTTCTAAATCTGCTAATATAGGATTTAATTTAAGCTTCTCGTGTAAATATCTTCTATCTAAATCTATAGCTTCTTCTGTAGTATAATAATCTTTAAACTGTTGACTAGTTACATCTTCTTCTATGTCTTGCTTTACATATCTTTTTATTATCCTATTAGCTCTTACTCTTATTCCAGATATAGGATTTTGGATATAAGCAGCTAAAGGCACACCTGTTGTAGGATCATAAGTTTTAAGTAATCCTCTTATCCCTTCTTTATCACTTTTAAGACCAGATATAAAATCTTCTATAGTGCCTACTCTTTTTTCTTTTGGTATTTTAGACCACATAGAATGTGCTATAGTATTTATAATACCTGCTTGATATTCTGAAACTTCAGCCCATGCATCTTTACCTTTTCTTTCGTAAGCCTTTTGAGTTTTATCAGATAAGTCTTTATTCTTTTTACTTACTGGTCCATCTTCTTTAGCCATATCAACAGAATCAGGATTGTTTACTACTTCTAATTGTGCTGCTTTTAATAAAGCTAATTGTTCTTTTGCAGATTGTTTTGCTAACTCAGTAGAATTAGGATCATTTAATATAGACTGATAAATAGATACTTCGTCATCCATGTTCATCAAATTAAGTGTTTCTTCTTCACTTAATTGATCTAACTGCTCAAACATGATTTTATTAATATCTTCTTTCTTCTTTTTTTCTATTTCTAGTTGTTTTTTAAAAGCAGCAGCAGCAACTGGGCCATCTTCTTTTTCAACTTGTTTTATTTGTTGTTGTAGTTTTAAAATTTTTGCATCAATTCTTTTTTCAACTTCTTCAACAACTTTAGGTTTAATTTTATCTTTTACTACTTGTTTGTTTTCTTTAACAATCTTTTTTCTTCTTTTATTTATTTTATCTTGAAGAGTTTTATCGTTTTCAACTTTTACTTTACTATTTACAAACTGTTCATCTGTACCATTTTCTACAAGATCTTCAATTTCACCTCTAAGCTTTGCATCTTTCTCACCATTTAAATTATATTCTGCAATACCTTTTCTATTAAACTGTCCTGCTGCAATACTTGTTGCAGCCATACCTGTACCTGTAAATGCTTCAGTTAGTATTTCTTCTACATTTATATCTTGACCGGCTGCTAATTGACCCGCAAATTCACCAGTACCACCACCTACGGCTTCAACTCCGGCTACTTTAGAAGCTCTTACAAATTTGCCTGCTTTTGAAACTACAGTTTTAGCAGCAACACCTGCTCCAACTAATCCAGCAGCTCCTTCAAATGCACTAATAGTAAATCCTCTCGCTAATGAATTTCTTCTTAATTCACCCATTGCTTCTTCATCTTCAAGTACAGCTCTAATATCTTCAGCATTTAATGGATCGCCTCCTCTTTCTTTTATTTTTTCAGATAATAAATCATTAAATGTTGAGGTTGTTTCTAATATACCCATAGAAGCAGACCTTGCACCTGCTACTGCACCACCAGCGGCACTAAAAGCAGAAAAAACACCTGCTAAAGGCCCTGTCCAGCTGCTAGCCGCCGCACCTATAGCTCCACTTACTTTTGCTCCAGTAAAAGCTCCTGCTCCTACTATTGCGGCTTGCCCAGGTGATGCAAATATTGTAGAAGCCTGAGAAGCTAATGATTCTGCAAACATACCCATTAAAACACCATCACCTTTTAAAGTTGACTTAGCCTGTGCTTTAAACCAAGCTAATGCATCGGAGTCACCTTGATCTTTATATTCTTGCAAAAATTTATTATATTGTTGCATTTCTTCAGATTGCTTTAACTCACCAACTTCTTTAGTGGTTTTAATATAATCTTGAATTGCTTCATCTGAACTATCTCCTGTGAATAATCTAGCTTTTTCGTCTGTAGTTTGACCTATAGCAATACCCCTTTGTATATCTCTATATAAATCACTCATAAACTCAATACCGGGTATATTATCTCCAATATTTCTTTCAAACCAATTTTGATCTTCAGGTATTATTTCATCAAAATTAGATTGTTCAGTGCCTAAAGGTTCTGTATTTAATGATTCGTTATTTAATACACCTGGGTTTCGGTTTTCCCATTCTGCAATTACAGCATCCATTACTTCTTGCGGCTCCCCGTTAGCAATCATTTCCCCAATAATACTATTTAATTCTTCCATGTATTAGGATTTATTTTTTTCTATCTAAATATGCTTTATAAGCTGCATTTATTTGTTCTTGTGTTACACCTGTGTTATTTTGTTGTACATTATAAGCATTTGGATTTACAAAAGCTGGTAATGTTGCAAATTTTGAAAATTTAGTTTTAAAACCTGGATCTGTAAAATCTATTTCATCCATTTTTTTACCTTTTTTACCTATTATTAATTTACCATCTTTTATAGTATAATTAATTTCATTTGTATCAAGGTAATCTGCAAATTGTTTAAAATTTTCTGCAGTAGGTTTTTCAGGTAATTGATTTATTAATTGACCTAAAGCAAATCTTTCTCTTTCTCCTTGAGTTCCTCGGCCACCACCGCCACCAGATCTACTACCTGTTGTTGAAGTTCTGCTTTTAGTTTCTGTTTTAGGATTATATTGAGGAGAAACAAATTGATCATACATTTCTTCAGCAAGCTGTTTCATTATTTCTTCTTCATTTTGCTTTATTTCTGTTGAATCTGTTTTACCATCACCATTTCTGTCTTGATTAATTAATGTTTGATAACCATCAAAATCAATTCCTCTAATCTGTGAAAGTAAAGATCTAACCGTATCAGAGTCTTGTCTAAAATTAGCAAGCATTTTGTTTTCTCCAATTTCTCTTATTTTGCTTTTTCTAACAATATTACCTCTACTATCTCTTTCTGTGTCGTCTTTTAATTGTCCTACGCCTTGCCCGAATTTTGTGCGCATTTCTTCGGTATAATCTTGCATAGATTTTAAAGCATTTGTTATATAAGTAGCAGGATCTGCTTTACCAGTTAACATAAAAGAAGCGTCTCCATTAGTTAATGCACCAACTTCTATTTTAAATTTTTTACCACTATTAGTTTCACCTGTAAAATAACTTCTATTATTTATTGTTTTAATTCTTATGCTATTAGGATTTTTTATAGCGGTTTCATAAAAATCTGCAGCTTCTGGATTACTTGCTCTTAAATCAATGTTATCTTTTTGTTTTATATACTCTTGTGCTTTTGTTTTTATTATACCTAAATCAGAAGCTAAAGTATCTACCTCGGCATTATATTTTTGATTTAAAAGATTATATGCTGTTGCATCTATATCACCATTAGTATATTTTGTAAAAGCTCCAGCTAATTCTTTTTTCTTTTGCGTAACATAATCAAGAAGATCTTTTCTTTGTTGCCCGTCTACATTAGATTTATCTAAATCTACATTTAAACTATTAAGTTCTTTTGTTAAATCTTCATCAAAATCATTTTGAACTTTTCTTTTATAATTTTCTTGTTTAATTTGTGCATTGAAGTTTTCTATGCCTAAATTAAAACTTCCGGGACCTAAACCAAAATCAGAAAAAAATCTAGATTTTGAAGCGGCTGCCGCTTGTGCTGAAGCAGAAGGTTGAGTTAACTCTCTTAAATACTTGTAAGATTTGCCATCAGTTCTATAATAAGGACTATTCAATACATGTGATATTCTATGTAATGGTGTATCTTCAGCGCCTTCTCTTTTATATCTAGATGCTTCTATTATTTCTAATATTTCAGATTTAAGTCGTTTATTAGATGACCCTGGATTATTTAAAAAATCCTGTTTTTTTGCCTCAATCATTTCAGGACTTTCTGCTCCAAATAAAAGCTGTTCATACCAAGGACGTGTATCTTTATATACAAATTCTTGATCAGGCCCTGAAGGGGTATTTGCATCTAAATCTGTAACTAAAAATTGATTTGAAGATGCTAATAAATCTCCCGCGCTGCCAACACTAATTTTACTTTGTTTTTCTTCTTCTTTAATTATAGCTTCAGCTTCTTCTATAGAAATATTTTTTTCTCTAGCTATTGCTTGTATTTGGGCTTGTCTTTGTTGGTTAGCATTTATACCCTTTAAATCGTCTGATTTTAAACTAACATCATAACCTTCTGTTCCTTGTATTGTACCTATTGTGCCTTTGTTATCTATAACAACTTTCTCACCAGTCGTAGGGCTAACTGTTGCTGATTGAACTGTAGGTTTTGTTTTATCAACAACTTCTTTTTTAATTTCTTCAACTTGCTTTTTAACAACTTGACCTGTAGTTCTTTTTGGGTTAACATCAAGAAGGTTAATTCTAAGATTTGATACCGGCATTTCTTCAAGCTCAACTGGAACTTCTTTTGGCTCTAACGTTGGTTCAATATATTTTTCTTGATCTGTAAGATTTTCAATTTTTTTTGCAATTCTATTTTGTTGCATTTTATCAAAATCTAACTGAGATATTATTTCACCTATTTTGTAAACAGCATTGCCTAAAAAATTTGTAGGTTGTCCTGCTCTTGCTATTGAAGCGTAATCTAATATATTGTCTATTCCTTGTCCTATTGCAAAAAATGGACTATTTGATTTATTTTTACTCATAATTTATTATTTACCACCAAATGATATGCCATCAAAAGCTCCTTTTTGAGCTGATCCAGCTAATGATCCAAACCCTCCTATAATTGCTTGTGTTGCTTGTGCTCTTGCTGCATTAGATGCTTCAACCCGAGCAGAAGCCATGTTTAGCATTTGTTGACTTCTTGTATAATTTCTAAGTTGTATATCATCTGCAGATTGTGCTGCTTGGAAATCCATTTGTGCTTGTGCTTGAGCTGCTAATCGTGCATTAGCTTGTTCTTGTTTTGCAAGATCTGCACTGATACCTTGTTTAGCTCTAAGCGCTGCATCTGCTATAGCTTGAGCACCACCACTTCCCCCAGTTAAAGCAGCGGCATCTAGAGCCTGTGCTAAAGCTTGGTCTGTTTGTTGTGCTTGAAACTGAGATGCTTGTTGATTAACAGTTAAATCTTCAAACGGATTTTCAAGACCTGAAAATTGATTTGTCATTTGCTGTGTTGCAAAATTGGATTGTGCTTGTGCAAATTGAGCTTGTGCCGCTGCTGCTTCACGCCTTCTTTTTCCACTACCAATTATTCCCCCTGCCATTTGTCCCAAACCGCCTACTAATGCGCCTACTGCTGCTAATGGTATTGCCATTTTTTAATTTTTTTTTAAGTTTGACTAATATAATATTCACTTCCAACTGCTGCAAGTTCACATACAGAAGTTGATGTATTTTTAAATCTTGCTTTTAAGAAAAAGCCTTTTGTACCAGATATATCTTGTGTATTTGACCCGTCTTGAATTAACGGATAGAATCCATCTGATCCAATTGAACTACCGGGCTGTATAATGTATACAGGTTGAGTACCAACTATAGAGCCATGATATTTACCTTCTTTTAAAAACCAACCATCAAAATTAGAATCTTCAGAATCTAGTAATCTAACATTGGTTATATTATAAGCTGAATCTTGTTCGCCTATTATTTCTGATGCTGTCCAACCTGTTGTACCTTCATAATTTAATGCTAACCAATCTGAAACAAAAGAAGGATTATCATTAAATATTATTTGTACTTCTGAATGCCCTGCTACACCATAAAAATTATTTCTATTTGCTGTATTAGAATGATGTAGATAAACTTTACCATTTTTAAATGTATAAAATTTATTATTTAGGCTAACTCCTGTTTCAGGAATAAAAGAATATCTACTTGTCCACCCTTGAGAATTTAAACTATAAGCTAAAGTTATGTTAGATGTCTCATTTGGGATACTTTCGGAGCCAATAGAAGCATCCGTATGGTCATACCCTTGTAATGATACTACATAAATTTTTTTGTGCCCATCGTAAGCCCCTATAATATTATTAGCTGTTCTTAGCCTATCTCTAAAAAAGTTTGACATTCCTTTAGAACTAATGGCAAACATTTGTCCATTAGCAGGTGTTAATTGAACTATACTACCTCTTTTAGCATCTGAAAAATATACATTATTTCTAAAATATACAAATGATTCAGGATGTGTGCTTATTCCATAATTACCTTGATATGCTATTGCTTGACCTAAAACTAATTTAGTAGCTGTAACGTTTACGCCTTCATCTGCATTAAACAACGCATCTTTATCTGCTAATACTCTAAAAACTTTATCTTCAGTAATTGTTAATAAATTTGTATCTAATGCATAAAGTTTTTGTATACCGCCATAATTAGGTTCTATTTCTTTTGTAATACCGTCAGCTTCAGAAAAATTGTTTAATCTATTTATACCTGTTCTAGAATTATATAATCCAGAAAATATTAAACCTGCTTTTCTTCTTTCTTCTGTATAAAAAGGTAAAGGTGTATTAACACGTATTCCTTTTACTAAAGTAGTTGCATTAAATTTATCTAATATAGTTACAGATTCTCTAATTATTTCGTTTGTTGTTCCTCCAACGGTAGCAATACAGTTACTCCATGGAATAACATTTACTTTCCCATGCTCGTTTGTATCGGGGTCGTCTGTTATTAAAAATGTATCTGATCCTTCCCAATATAAATCTAAATTAGATTCATCCGCTGGTTCTGTTTCAAAATCAATTAAACGTAATACCTTAACTTCACCTTCATCATCAAACTCTGTTTGACCAATAGGAATATTAAAAATTCTATTAGTTGTATCAAAAGGATCTATTCCTGGTAAATTTTGTGGTACTTTAACAAAAAATGAACCTTTTAATTTATCCTCACCTTCTTCGCTTAATCCTCTTTTATAAAAAACAACAGACTGTTGTATATTATTATCATTTGGATCTAAATCAAAATCGCCTCCTGCTCCACCTGATAATGTAGTATCAAATCCTATAGTACTAGTAACTTGATCATCATCATCAATTTGGTTTGAAAAAGTTATTTTAAATGTTGTTCTTTGTTTTTGACTAGTTGATTTACCAAAAATTATATTATCTACTAAAACTTTTTTAGTTTCTCCTACAACTTTATTTTCAGCTAAATTTCTTGATTCTAATTTTACGGCTAATCTTTCAGCAAAACCCGAGCAATCAATAGTAACTTCTGCTGTTGTATTACCGGAATTATCTAGTTCAAAAAGGTTAGATTGGGTAACTCCTTGGGATGAAAAATAACTATTTAAAATACCTAATACACCGGAAGAAGCATAGTCAGTACCAACAGATGTAACAAAAAAAGGACTTGTTAAGCTACTAATACCCTGTGGGCTAGTAAATCCAAATGCTCCCACAATATCAGCAGATTCACTTATTATTCGAACAAGAGCAGCACTAAATCTTTCTTTTACTTGAGATTTTACAATATCAGGAGCTTCATCTTCTATAGCGAGTACAGGTATTCGTATTGATTTATTCATAACAACCCCTCCTGTACTAATGTTTCTATGCCCGTCTCTTCTTATAAGTAGAAAAGAATCTTCTGTAATTTTATTTCTATCTTTAGAATCAAATTGAAGATAACAATTTACATTTTCATCTCCGGTACCGTCAGAATATGAATTAAATGCTGTTAAGTTAAATGCTGTATTAGAAATATCTTTTATAAAATATCTATAATATTTTGCCCAAGAAGGAGGTTCAGATTTAATACATGCAGATAAACATATTCTTGATTCATATGTATAATCTGTTTTTATTAAAGAACCACCTCCAAAATCATTATCCGCAACTTTTTGAGTTAATAAACCTCCTTGCCTACCAAATGGGTCAATATATACTACACCAATTTCATATGATCTATCTGTTTTTACAGAAGGGCCAGCTGAAGGGCTTGTTTTATAACCTATTTCAGGCTGTATAATTAATCCATTACCTCCTAATTCATTTTTATCTTGATTAAATTTTTGTAAATAATTTCCATATATTATTCTATTAGCCGTAAACTCTTGAGCTTTTGCTTTACGAGGTACATTGTCAAAATGTCTTGATAATTGATCAGCTGGTAAAGCAGCACCAAAAGATCTTCTATTTATAATTATATCACTAAGTGGTAGTTTACCCCTATCTTTAATGTCAATTTCAACAGTTTTTAAAACATATATAGTTGAACTTATTGATTCTGTATATAATATATCTACAGCTACAACATCTTCTCTTCCAACAGGTATATTTGTAAGTGTTATAGATTCAAGATTATTAGTCATAAATACATTAAAACCATTTTTTAATCTTTCTATATCACCTGGGTTTTCTCTAGCTGAAAATTGTACCTCAGTGAAAGGAGCAAAAGGCGAGTATTCACCATCATCGTATTTCCATCTATAACTAAAATACGGAAATGTTTTTTCAAAGGGTTTTTTATTTGACATTTATAATTTAGTAATTAATATGTTGAAGGATTGTCTGTAAAACTTGTTGGAATATAAAGCGGTGTACGAGGATTATTATTTCCTGGTCCTAATTGTACAATTTTAACTTGAATTCCATCCCCAATGTTTTGATTAGAATCATTAATCTCAGAAATTTTATAAAAACAATGCCTCTGCGAACCTTTATTTACAATACCTTTTAAATCAATATGTATTTTCCAAGGAGTACCTCCGAATATCCAATTTGTTACTGTTGCTTTTGGCACTCTTTTAGAACCATCGTTCCATTCTGATGGATAGCCACTTATTCTCCATCTTCCCATTTTAGGAAGAGTAACGGGGGCAATAGTGGATGCATAAAGAGTATCATTGGTTGCTACTTTTGAATCTGAAAATAAAAATTTACCATTTTTATCAAATGTTAATACATTAGCATTAACACCAAAAAAATGCCCTACAGGAGGATTTTCATAAACTCTTAAACAGGTAGGAGCTTGTTTTTCTCCAGTAGAATTAACAGCATAAGCCGCGGCATAATATGTATGTTTAAATTTAAGATTATCAAATTGTAAATCAAAAGAATTAAGCGGGCTAGTAATATTACTTGAATGTAAAGATAGTTTATGTGTAATTACACCAGATGGTGGAGAATCAAAAATAGCTTTTAATGCAGCTCCATCCGCTGGTTTAGCAAATTGAGTTGTTGTTGTAACTCCACCTATAGTTAAATCTTGAGTCATATGAGAGCCTTCTTTACCTATTATGTAAAAGCCGGCATCAGTTATAGCAGAATTATTTGCTTTTACTATTCCAGTAAAGGTCCCTTTTTTGCCATTTTTACTCCATTTTACATTTTCTACATTAGGCAGCAACGATTGAGGTGTTACACTAGAAGCAAAATTAATTTTTTCATAGTTACTACTTAAAACAGGACTTGTAATATTACCACCATTTATTTTAAATGTTGCAAAAGCAGCAGCATAATAATCTGCCTTAGGTGTTGGTAAAATAGTATCTGTGTTAAAAGTATCATCATAAATACCAGATCCAACTGTTGCATTAATAGTTATCCTTGAAGTTGCATTTGCAAGGCCTGTTAATATTTGAGATTCTGTTGCACTAGCACCAATTATACTTACTTTTTTTAAGTAAAAACCTACAGAATTAACTTTATAATTTTTACCTTCAGCAATTGCTTCACCGGATAAAAATACTTTATTTAATCCAGCATCTACACCATAATCAAGTATTGTAACAGTGGGCGGATGATCAACTATACTTCCTGTTCCTTCTGTTGTAAATGATTTTACTACACCCCATTTTCTAGCATTATAAGCACCTCCTGTTAAATCTAATAAAGATGCATATCCGCCCGCTCTTCCTACATTTTCTGGTAAACAAAAAGCAGCATAATAATATGTTGTATTTGGGGTAAGATTTGGAACGGTCACCGCATAATCTCTATAACAACCGTTTATAGCTGAATCAGTTTGATCAGGATCAGGGTTAGTAGCATGAGCTCTAGCTTGCGACAAAGTAGTTGGAGTTGTTGAGCTTGTCAAAGGCGCTTTAGAAGCAGAGGTAGCCCATGTATCTAAATCATCATTTGTTGCGCTACTAAAAAATGTTGGATTATTATCTGTTGGTGGTTTAGTTGTACTATAATAAAATCCAATATCTTGCACTACTTGTTGATTACCACCTGACGGGGATCTTCCTGGACCACCGTTAGCACCTACCATTCCTAATAATGTAATAGAATTTTGTGTAAGAGAAGATTTTAAATAACCGTCTCCAGAACTATCATTTGTTCTTACAAGAGGTGCACCAGAAGTTATACCACACGCGCCGCCTGAGAAAGGGGCTGGGGTATATGACTGAGGAATTCCGCTATATTTAATTTCACTTCTAAATACTTTATTATTAGCATATTCAACCTCGGCAATAAAACTTGTTGCTTTATGTGGGCCTGCTCCTTGCGGATCTTTAGCATCAGGGCCATAAAAATATTCTAATGTTTCTTGCCAAATTCTTTGATCAGTTAAGGAAGCATGCTTAATAGCTAATTTAAAATCTGTTTTATATTCCCCTAAAAAATTAGTATTACTTACAGTTGTATTTGTACTACTATCAGGATCAAAAGAAAATACTGTAGGCTCACTGCCTCTTGCTGCGCTATCAATAGTAAAAGAATTAATAGCACCATTTTCATACAATTTTGTATTAACAGGAGGATGAGGTGGAAATGTACTTGAACTTATGTTTGTTCTATCACTTAATATTCCTTCGGTTTCATCGGATAATTCATCTAAAGCTTGAAATAAATTATCAAAATCTTTAAAACCATTGTAGTTAGTTGCATTAATATATTTATCACTATATGGTCTTACACTATATAAAGTAATTGCTTTAGGCGTTCCCAACGATGCAGGTGAATGCGTAAAATGAACTGTCACATCATATCCAGTTGTTCCTCGAGCTTGCCCACTTGGATCAGTGTTAACTTCTCTTAAATCAACCGATTCAACCTGTCCATTATCGTTAAGCTTTTGATAACCATACCCAGAATAATCTTTAGTCTGTATGTCTGTTATTTCTATTACAGGAGCATCTAGATCTTTTGCTGTTTGAACAGTAGCTATTTCAGCTGATTTACCAAATGAACTAACATAACTTAACTGTGAAACAAAGTTTGTGGCTAAAGCTTCACCGCCTGGGTTTGTTGCAAAAGCAACATAATATATAGTTGTTCCAGGTGCTAAATTTTGTACAGCTAAAGTAGTATCAAAAGTAAATTCACCTACATCATTAGTAAGAGTATCATTAGAAGAAAATTTAAAAGTATTTGCTGCGGCTCCTGTTTTACTTGGAGTTCCATTTGCATTTACACCTTGACTAAATTCATCTACTAAATCATAAGGATCTGAAATAACTGTAGAAAAATAAAATCCAAAATCAGAAATATCTGCGCCGGTAAATCCGGTATGATATATTTCTCCTTTTAATATTGCACCACCAGATTTAGGAGATCCTGATAAATTAAAAACCGCTGCTTTTGCTTTTTGGCTATCTGTAACTATTTTGTTTTTTACAGTACTGGCAAGAACGTGACCATCTGAATATTGAGTTCCATTTCTATCAACTAAATATCCTACATAATAATATGTATATCCGCCTCTAACATTTCTAAGAGTTGATGAAAAAGAGGTTAAAGGAGTTCCACTTTTATTACCAAAAATATTATAAGATAAATGCTTTCCTGGAAAATTATTATCAGGATCCGTGTTATTATTTGCTTGATCTATAATTTCTTGTACAGTCGGTGCCCCATAATCACTATTTACATATGGCTTACTTACATAAAAACCTTGCGTAGAAACAGTTATAGCAGTAGTATATTTTCCATTTAATACTATTGCGCCTGTTAAAGCAGAAGAATAACTACCCGTTGTTGTAAAATCTGTAGTAGTCCCGCTACCCTGATTAGAAGGGTTAGTTTTTACATGCAAATTTATAATCCTACCAAAATCCTCTTTTGGTATACCCTCTTCTTTTCCAAAAGCAAAATAACTAAGTGCTCCTGTAGTTAAGTTTGCATTATAATCTTTATTTGAAGATGAGCTATCTACTGATTGTATAGAAGCGTTTAACGGTATACTATTATAATAATCTCTACTAATAACATTAGTATTTGTAACTATTTTAAAGGATGTTGGAGGAGACGCACTTAATCCTGCTTTTATAGTATCGTAAGTTGAATTAGTATGAGACCAATAAAAACCTCCTTCTGTTAAATTTTTTGAATTAGTAATATAACCGGTAAATTGAACTTGTACTATAGACGGATTATATGAATCATTTGTAACTACTACTAATTTTTTACTTTTTACTCCTTTAGGAGAACCACCTCCACCATCATCACCATCACCGTCATCATCAACAATAATATCAATAGGGTCTATCATGGCTACCGTTGTATGAGCGGTTTGTATACTTTCTGTAGGATGTTCTTTAAGTACTGTAATGTCTCTTAATTCAAAAGGCCTATTATATATTTGTGTTGTGCCAGAACTATGATCGACATCAACTCCTTCAAAATTACCTTTAAATTTTTCAATGTTAATTTTATGTGGCTCAGTTTCGTTATCTACCCAAAATAGCATACCGTCTATAACGTTTATGCCTGTAATTAAACGACTAGTACTAAAATTTAATATATTACCTGCCATATTATATTTCTGTATATTCTATTATAACTTTGGGATCAGTATCTCTAACTCCGTTTATTAATTCAAGATCTTCTAAAAAATTAAGTTTCATTTCTTTAATTATTAATTCTGTACCAGCATTTATAGTATCACCTTCTTCAAAATTTATAGGAAGTTTATAGCTGTTTGTTACTTTATTTATTTTAATATTTACAGAGGGCGTAAAAGATTCTTCATTGAAAAAAACCGATTCATGCCTTAATATTTTTGTTGCCATATTAATAATTATAAGTTATAGTTACTGTATGCGTAACTGAAGTTGTTCCACCATTTAAAACATTAGGATCTGCTTCTATCATTATAGCAGGAGCGCCTCCAAATACAGCTGGCCCTCCATCAAAAACATAATAATCATAATGAGTTCCTGCTGTTTTACCTGATATAGAAACAGCAACTTTTGTAGCATCAAAACTAGGAAAATTATCAATACCAGTTGCATTTGCTGTATTTGCAAAAGGTATAATAGCTATTCCTTTATTACCAGACTCCATAGGTCCTATTCCTATATTTGAAAAAGATGTTCTTGAACCTCCTTCATTATAAGCAAGCGCTCCTATAGCTGCACTAGCTAAAAATGGAGTTGTGCCTGTACCCGTTTTAGCAAAAGCAGGTTGTATTGTTGATTTAAAAGTTGTAGCACTAGGAGAACCAATTTTAAGTTGCAATGTGGCAGGTGTAAAGTTTGCTACATGACCACCTGACTTCCCTGTTACTGTAATTGTATACATACCAGCTGTTTGAGATCCTAAAGCAGCAGAATTAAATCCGCCAAATCTAACATCACCAGTAGTAACTGCAAAAGAATTACTATTTGATAATGTTAATGTAGCTGGACCAGAAGTACTTGATGTTACTTGAATTCGATCATTAATAGTACCAGTAGCTGGTGTATTATCCATTATAACAGCTTGATCTGTATATACCCCTGTTGAAGCATTAAAACCAAAAACTGTAAAATAAATTCTATTGTCTGATTTTATAATATCGCCATACCCTACTTGTTGAGAATCATTAGGAGTATTACCAGTACCTAAATTAGGCCCTATAACAGGATGAATATATAATCTATTTGCGTGAGGTCTATTTGCCGGTGGGTTTGTTGGAGCTGGTGATGTTGTAAATGTAAGAACATTTGTTGCAATACCTTGCCCAACACTGTTAGTTGCAGTTGCTACAAAGCTAACTAATTTATTATTAGGAATTCCTGTTACATCTTTATTAAAATCATTATTAACACCTGTTGATGTTACTGTACTTCTAACTATTCCGCTTCCACCATTTGTTAATTCAGAAACAGTTAAAGCCTCGTTACTTGCTGACTTATAACCAAAAAAGAAACCTTGACTAGTTACATTAACATCGTCATTATCTAATTCTCCATTTAGGGTAGCTGTAGTTAGTGAAACATTAGTGGCTGCTGCTGTTGTTGGGGTTGGAGCTGTAAGTGATGGTTGGGTTGCTGTAATAACACCCATAACAAAAGCACCTGAAGTTTTATAATTTGCATAACCTTTTGGTACTCTTACTTTTACATTTATAGTTAATGTTTTAGCTGACCCTGATGTATTAGCTGCAAATCTAGGTGTTTGTGAAACAGCGGAACCTCTATTAGCTGAAACATTAATTACACCATTTTGGGATATACTACCTGTTACACCAGCCATTGCAAAAGTAAATGTTGTTTTTTTAGAAACAATAGGTTTTGTTGAATCTAATAATAAAGTATTAATTGCATTATTTGTAATATCATATTCAAAAATACCATCGGTATTATCTCCTGTAACAAAATAATAAATTTTACTTTCTTCTGGATGTGCATAACTACCAATAACTTTTGCATTTGGATTTGATGATGAACTTAATCCTAATATATCTTGATTAGCAATAAGCTCGTTGCCTTTCATATTTTCTATTACACCAACATTTGCATCTTCTGAAGTATCTATACTTATATTTAAAGCATCTCTATAGGTACCCTGAGGAACTATTCTGTCATCTAAATCTCTTTCAAGTTTAGCTTGATTAAAAGTTCTTTTACTTTGTGCCATTTAATTTTAGTGTTTAATCCACTTACTTTTACCTCTTAGTATTTGAGCAAGCTCTTCTAATTTATAATTACTTAATCTTATTTTAGTATTTTTTAACTTTGCTGTTGCTTCTTTTTTATACAAAGGAACTAAAGCAGCACTTGAAGGTCTTACTTTAGCTAAGTTGTATAACATATATGCATATGTTGCATCCTCAGCAAGTTTAGGCATATATACTTTACTTAAATCTGCATTATTATCTAAACCATCACTTATATAATCTAATACAACTATATCTTCATTTCTATTTGCAAATGACCCATCAAAAAATATTAACCCTTTAGCATGGTCTATAAAATAAGTTCCAGCAGCATTCATATCTTCTGGTACACCACCATATCTTTTATTAAAATATGAAAAATTATCATTATTATAATTTGAATAATAATAATCCTGTGCAGATTGTAACGTATTTGCACTATTACTAGCATCTTGAAACCGCGTTGCTAAAGTTGATTTAGACGCTGTAACTATTGCACCATTACTATCAAATGTAATATTACTATTATTATCTTGTATAGGTGCGGTAGGATCTCCTGTTCTTCTTTGTGGTAATAATACTTTTTTCATACCATCTACTCCAACACAAGATATTTTAATATAGTTTACATAGTCTTGTGGTAAGGGAAATTGTAAAGAATCACCTAAATCTAATTCAATACTTTTTTCAGAATGCAATACATCATAACTAAATTCCTGCATTGCTCTTTGGGCCCAGAAGTCTAATTCATATCTTGGTATTTTAGGTAAAGCTTTATCTTCACCTATATAAGCAATTATAAAGTTATTAATTATATCTTCTAAACTAGTTCTACTATAATATCCTAATCCTTTAAAATCAGAAGGTATATTACTACTATCGCTTTGATGTTGTGCATAATACTGTTGTTCAGTATATTGTTTTCTAGTTTCTGCCATTATCTTTCAGCTTGAATTATTTGTTGTTCTTTTGCAGCGGCTACTTGTGTTATATCTGCAGCTCTTATAATAACTCCTGCATAAGCAAGTATTTTAATAACTAGTTCATGAAACTCAGATGGATGTAATTCAAAATTTTTATAATTAGCATCCGATGTATTTGCAACAATTTGTCCTGCTGCAGTACCACCAACCCAATTAGGGTCATTTGGTTTTCTTATATAATTAATTGTTATACTTGATATACCTGATGTAGGATTTACAACTAAACCATTTTCATGTAACACATATACTGGTGACGTAGTTGTTGGTTTTGCTAATGGTGACCTATTTAAAACATTTAATAATTTATTAGTTGTTTCTTGTATAGGTATATTTACAGAATTTAATACATGAAATACACTACTAAGCCTATAAAAATTATCTGGGTAAGCATAGTAACTAGTGGTTGTATTACCAGCGGCATTTGTAAAGCTTGCTGAAGATATTGTTTCTTCATTTTCAAATAAAGCTATTTTTTCTTCTATGTTTTTTCTTATATCAGAATAATCAGAAGAATTTGTTATAGCATAGTTTCTTGAAGAAAAGTAACCTTCAAATATTTCATTCTGTGCCTGCTTAGCTAAAGTATTAAACTCAGCCGGCGTTACATAACCTCTATTTTCTTTATTTAGTATATTTAATACTGTTTTATAAACACTATCTGTAAGTACCATTATTTATTTATTAATTAGTTAGCTATGGCTAAGCGAATAACCATAGCCAGGTGTTTTACGAAAGCTTTTTTTGTATAGCTTTCATAACGTCTACTCCTTTATCTGTTTTAAGGAAACGAGCAAACGCTGTATAAGGATGTTCATCAAATGGTACTTTCATTATTGTTTTACCATTTTTAGCCCATTTAAATACTGTATTATCATCAGTTAAATTTACTAAATGTGATTCTACAGCTCTATTTGCAAGGTTTCTAAGTTTTATATCTTCATCATTAGCAACTTCAATAAATAACTCAGGATTATTTTTTGCAAATAAATAACAATCTCTTTTTATTTCTTTTGTAGACATTTTAACTACATCTGAACCAACTTCTGTTCTAAGTATAGCCTCTAAATGTTCTATTTCTAATTCTTGAACTAATCGTTGTGCTTCAATTTCTTGTTCAATTATATCAATATCGTCTTTAGCTTCTTGAACTGCATCTAGTTCTTCCCATAAATGTTTATCGGGATGATATATAGATAAAAGTTGTTGTAATAAAGGATTTTCTCTTGGAACAACGAGTGTGCCATCTTCAAATACTACATGTTGTAGTTGTGCATATTTGTCTTGCTCTTCTACAAATAAACTTTTTTGATTATTTGCATATCTAATTTCTCTGTTTATACCTTTGTCTTCATCAAACCAAAGCATTCCAGAGCTTTTTATTTTGTATGTTAAAGGAGACATATTTTTTAATTTATATGTTCTTTCCTTTAGTTCCCATTTTTCCATAATATATAATTTAATAAAATAAATAAAGATTGAGGTGCCTGTTAAGACACCCCATCTTTACGTTAAAAATAATTATTTTAATAAAACAAAGTTATTAGCACCTTGTACTATTAAACATCTTTCAGATAAAAATGAAACTCGCATTTCATCTGTAGTAGTAGTATAAGAACCACCTACAGAACCTGTAATCCAAGTTTTCATTTTTCTATCATCAGTTTCAGAAGCTCTATATCTTACGTGTAAGAATGGTCTTTTAATATTTTGACCTAATTCTTGATCGTAAACTGTAGAAGTTCCAGCAGGAATTATAACACCTTCAACATCATTAAATTGACCTCTTGTTCCAAAGTCATTTAAATATTTCCAGTCCGTTTTATAGAAGTCATATCCACCTCTTCTAAATCCTGAGAATCCTAAATTTAAAGCCATTTCTTCGCTGTTGTTAAATACACCATAAGAAGTACCGCCAGTTCCATAAGAGTTCTTAGCAGCGAGAGCATCGTCAATAGCTAAAGATAATGTTTTATCAATATAAAGCATGTTTTCTTCAATAGCTCCGTTTTTGTCTAATTGCTTTAATATATTATCAAAGCCAGTCATATTTGTAGCTAAATCTCCAGAAAGATCTGTATAAACATTACCTCTACCTGTTAAAGCAGCAAATAAACCTTCTGTACCACCAGCGGGCGATGCAGATTGCGTACTTTTAACAGCTTCAATCATAGACATTTCTAAGTAATCTTCAAATCTTTGACGAGTTTCGTGCTCAGATTGTAAATACCATAAATATCCTGAAGCTCCATTTTCAGAAGTAACTTCAATCCATCCTATTTGTGCAGTATCAGAACCATTAATTTGATAATTATCTTTTAGTATCATTGGTTTATTAGTATAAGAAGAATAACTAGCATCAAGTGATCCAGCCATTCCATCTGTACCTTTTGCAAATTCAGAACCGTATACTAATATTTTAGATTTAGTATATCCAGATACACCTGTGATACCTGTCCAGTCTGCAGCTTCTAAACACGGCGCTGTGAATGTTGTTGTATCACCTGAAGCGGCAGCTCCAGCGACAGTTACAACACCTCTTAAAACCGGTGTTATTCCGACTCCTGAACTATTAATTCCTTGAACCATAATAGTTTGGCCCACTCTTATTGCAGCAGCAGCAGAAGCAGCATGAGCAGTTCCATCAGGATTAGCTGCTAAAGTTACTGTAAATACGTTGTTATTACCTATAGCTACATTATCATAGGCTACATGTAATCTACCTTGTTCTACCCATCTTATTTCATCAGAAGCTGAAGGCATCTCTGCAGATACTAATTTTAAGAAACCACCAATAGATCTGTTTCCATAAATTTCAGCTTGCTTTTCATAAACATCAGGTAAGAACTGGTTTGTAAAATCAAAATTGGTAATATAATTACCTTGAAACAATTGGCCTTTGCTAGGCGAAGGCGTCAAATGTTCTATTCCAGTTAATGACATTTTTTATAAATTTTTATTGTTTAAGTTTAACTCTAAGTTTTGAACTAGAATTACCTGAAACAACTCTAAATTTTTGTCCGGATTTAGTTTCAATAAATCCTTCTTTCCTTGGTTCCATATTTATATTTTTAGCTTCTTTTGCACTTTGTTGTAAAGCATCGGCACGGCCCTGCTCATAAAAATGCTGAGCTATTTTATCTGCATTTCTTGCAGTAAATAAAGCTTTATGATAACCATTTGCATTTTCTAAATCTCCTTTATCATTTAAAAATTGATTTACAAAATTTGCAAGATTAGATTGAGCATTTTTTGTTTCTGTAACATTATTAACTTTATATCTATATTTATTATTTCCAACTTGGAAATCAAATCCTTTAAAGTCATTACCAAAAACATTTTCTGTTCTCTGTAAAAATTTATTTGTTATTTCTTTGTTTATTTCTTCGTTCCTTTTTGAATCTTCATAAAACTTCAAAGCATTTTTATATTGTTCAGGTATTTCAGTTTGCTTCTTCAACTTGATGTCAGCATAATATTTATCCCTATTAACAGTAAAAAACTGTCGAGCTTTATGTATTTCTTCTTTGTATGCGCGCTTTTTAGCACGTATTTCTTTAGGGTCATCATCTTCAGTATATGAAAAATTATCTTCCATATATTCTGATATTTCAGATTGTTCCCATGGTTTAGATTTTGTATAATATTCTCTTAATAATTCACTGTCTTTTAAACTAGATATATCTTTATTAAGAGCTACATAATCTTCAATTGAACCTCCAGTTTCATCCATAAACTTTACTAGCTTATCAACATTTTCTGGTAAATTTACTTCAGGTTCTTTTGGTTCAGGTTTTTCGTTTACTTCAGCCGAACGTTGATCAACTTTAGGTTGATTAGTTTCAACTTTTTCTGGCTGTTTATTTTCTTCTTCTTGTATAAGTTCAATAGGTGAATCTATTTCTTCCCTTTGTTCTTCCTTGTTACTTTTATTGTTTTCTTCTTGTTTATTTTCTCCGGTAGATTCTTTAACTTCTTCTTTGTTTTCCTTTTGAACTTCTTTGCTAGTTTCGGATCCGTCGCGTACAGATACCTCATTTGTGCTTTGCTTCTGAACGGCATCTTTTTCTTTATTTTTTAATTTATCTAAATCTACTTTTATAACATCGGTATCTTTTTTACCTGCAGCTTCTGGTTCAATTTCACCTTTTTCTACAGCTTTATCTAAAACAGCTTGTTCTGTTTGTTGTTTAGATTTTGGTTCGTCTGTGACGATTCCTTTTACTTTCCACTTTTCCATAATTTAATAATATATAATAATTTAAAATTTATTTAGGTTCAAATCTTGAAAGATCGATTCCACCTAAAACATCGTTACCTTTAGATTCAAATGGCTTAGAAGGTTTTGCACTTCGTACAGGTTTACTAAGCTCCATTTTTTCTTTTGAATCTAACTCCATTTGCTTTAATTTCATATTTAAATCAAATTCAAACTGCATTAACTCTTTTTTTGTTCTAGCCTCTGTTTCAAGTTTTTGTATATCAAAATTTTTCTGTGCTTCTTGAAGCTTCATTTTTGATTCAACTTTTACAGTTTCAGCTTGAGCTTTTGCCATTTCAGCAGCTTGTGCAGCCTGAGCATTAGCTTGCGATTGAGCAGCAATATTTCTTTCTGCTTTAACTTGATCTGCAGCCGCTTTTTTAGCTCTTCTAAATTTTAATAATTGATTAGCTAATTTTATATTTTTTATTGCTCTAATATCTATTACATCTTCTAATTGTATTTGATCTTTAGATAAAGCTTGTTGTATATTATTTTCAACTAATTGTTTTTCATCTTCATCAGGATCTAATTCTATAAATACACCAAAATCATGTAAATGTATATTGTTTATTTCTTTTAATGCACCTACCGTAAATCTTCCTAAGCTTTTAATAAATATATCTCTTTGAGGATGATAAGCTAATACATCTTTTAACCTTATAGATATTGCTTCTGCTAGTTCACTAGTTATATACATAGAACTATGTAATATATGTCTAGTAGCTGTATTAGAATTTGCAGCTGCTAATTTTTGTACACCAACTAAAGCATGAGGATCTGGATCAGAGCCATCTCTTGCTTCATTTAATCCAGTCACATCTCTTATCATATTTAAATAATAATTATACGACTGTATTAAAAGTGCCGATTGCTGACCCCCACCTCCTGGTAGTTCTTGAATAGGTACTTTACCTGGGTTTGCGTCACCATCTACAGTCATTGAACGACCGATAATAGATCCTGTTTGAAAATATAAATTTAATGCTTCTTGTGGATTATAGTTTGTACCATTTCCTAAATCTATTTCAGATAATCCATCAGCATCTACAAATACACCAGATGGTGTCATTCTTTGTATTACTTGCTGTAATTTTAAATGTGTTAATTGTATTAAATCAGCATAAGTAACCATTCTGCTAACTAGGCTTTCAATTTTACCTTTATAAAATCTAGGCGCACTAACAACATAATTCATCATAACCGTATTTACATTTGAGTCAGGACGAACCATGTTTTCAGCTTTTTGCCATTTTAAAAGTTTATTAGCACCTAAAACCATAACACCTTCATATATAACTTCTCTTGCTTGTGCTACTCTTTCAAATCTTGTTCTTTGATCTTTAGGTGGATTAAAAGTATCATCTTTTTTAATTGCTTTTTTAGCACCAGAGGATGTTTCTTTTATTTTAAATACACTTTGTTCCCATGTTTTATAATTAAAATACATTACAGTTAATGTATTGGAATCATATGAATCATTAGAATCATTATTTGTATAATCATATTGATTAATCTTACTAGATCTTCTTACACAATCTTCAAACTCTTCATCTGATAATTCAGGAAATTGTTTTTTAAGCTCATTAGATTTTATTTGTTTTATTTCACCAAAATAATATACATCTTGAAAATTAGGATCTTCCGTATAAGAATATATTAAATTAGCAGGATCTACGTATTCGAGTTTAATACCGTCAGTATTATTAAAAGTATGCTTAGCACAAGATATACCCAGGACAGTTTGGTCATAATCTAAACGTTTTTTAAGTTCATAATAATGATTTCTTTTAAATACATTGTCAATAGCTTGCTCATGAGCCAACTCAATAGCTTGTTTGTATCCTATTTGCATATGTAATTCAAGCTCTTCATCGCTTTCAGGAGTAGGTTGACCTGAAAAGTTTTCAATATTTACACCTAACTTTGTTTCAACTTGTTTTATAAAATCCTTTGTATTCATATCCTCAAGCGTCATTTCTACAAAATCAGTTCTTTTTTTTGTAGAAGAAGGATCTTGTGCAAATGCTTTAATTGTAAATAATCTATCCTGCATACCATTTACAACTATATCAACAAACTTTGGAATTATAGGTACAGGTTTCCAATCAAGATTTAAATATGATAAATCACCATTTATAGAAAATTCATCTTTATATTTTTGTATTGACTGTTCACCTCTAGCATATAATTTTAGTCTATGGAACTCTCGTTGGTTTTGAAGAAACCTACCCGTACCGGCACTTTTTCTAAACCACTCATTTTTTATACCTCTTGCCACTTCCAATCCGTACTTTTCACTAGCTTTTGTAGCGTCATCAACCGATTGGCTGGGAAATTGAGTTGTATATCCTGTAGCTTCTGCCATTATTATAATATTTTACTTTTTAATCCTGAATTGTTATATTTAGAAAATCCAAAATCTATTTTTTTTGTTTGTCTTTCTGCTCTTGGAGCATATAAATGTCTTTGGCAAGCCATTATAGCTAAACCACTACTTATTGAAGCATCAAACTTTGTTCTATTGTTTATATTAAACTTAGACCAATCTTCGAGTGTTCTTTGAAAATACATTCTACCATGCTCTTCATTTGTTATACCCACATGTTCTTCTATGTAAGATTCTATTGCAGAAGCATGAGCTTGTCTTATATCTTCTGATGTATTAGGTATACCACCTAATTCTTTTTCTGTTACAGATAATTTATTTCTAACTTTATCTGGTCGGTTCATAGAAAACCCTCTATAACCTCTTCTTTTTAAATGATATAATAATCTTGGTTTATTATTTTCTGCAAGTATTGGCATACCATAAAACACTATTGCCATTAATACATCTTCAAAAAATATTTCAGCTGTTTGTGGCCTTGCAATATATTCTAAAAAGAATTGTGATTTAGGAACATCTGGTGATAACGAAAAACTTGTTAATCCATGTAATGATCCATTTGAACCACCACCATCTGTTGTTCCGCTTATATCATAGCTATCACATCCAAAAGCACCGTAAGCTTTATTACCTGGATATTTAATACCATTTTTAAACTCTATATTGTTTTGCATATCTGTTGGAAGTATCCAAGATATTTTAAATCTTCCATTGGGGTTAGGATAAAACTGTACTTCGGTATCTTTAACACCGTTTTTCCATTGGAAAGAACCTGTTGTTACATATCCTGATGCAACCATTTCTTCATTAAAATCTATTTGTTCGTATATTCTTGATAGATTAAATATAGATTCTTTTGTTTCATCTCTAAATGCATGTTTTTCAGTTCTAGGAAACTGCCTATAATATTCGTTTAAAGCGTCGGCATTATCTTTGAGCCCATCTGCTTCATTCTCCCAATGATCGATAACTCCGTTGTAGATAAGTTCCCCGTCAATTCCTTCAACCGGAGTTTCCGGAGTGTCGAAGACAGGAAAACCAAATTTGTCAATGAATCCTTCGAAGTTCCATTCCATAGGTATGAACAAAGCATATAATCCACTAGCAGTCTGCCCATTGCGATTTCGCTTTTTCTTTGTGAGATCTGAGTCATTATAAATTTTTTTAAAATTACTACCGCCTTTGTCTAATGCATTAGATGTAGATCCCATCATACATTTACCAACTATCTTCGAACCGAGACGGAGACACGTTTTTGTGACCCTCCAGTTATTGAGAATGTTATCCGGCTTCTCCCACTTACCCGATTCATCATGGACGAGGATCTGTAATTTCTCCCCGTCGTAGGAATTGTCACCTGTATTCTTCCAGTCGATGGTGGTGTCAAGTCCCATCTGATCACCCTCTTCGGTGGTTTGGGTGGTTGCCTGTATTGTCTTTCTTGTGAGCCTTCTCGATGGTACCTTGTACGATAATTCTGTCTTTGGCCTCTCCATACCGTCCTGTATTGGTTTAAAAAAGAACGGGTAGTTTGTGGAAATCGGTACAACCTTGTCTGTAAACATCTTTTTTGCATCTGCACCAGTCTTTGATAATATCCCAAACCGTGCATCTCTGGTAATAGTTGCAACGTTGACAACTTCTGAAGACGCCATAAAGGAGAAACCAGACCGTCTATTCTTGAGGTAGCACATTCCATAACATCTATAATCGGCCTTACATGCCTCCCAGAAATAAAAAAATATTCTGTTTGCATGCCTAAAGTCGGGTGAGCCCACATCAATCTTTGTCCAATTGAGGTATATATAATGGGAGCCGGTGAGGTAACATGGCTTACCGTTGCACATGAACCAGTAACCATCAGAACGAAAATCAAACTCTTTATTAATGTATTCATAATACTTTTCTTTTATATCTTCGTTATACGACTTAAAATTATATATACTTTTAATTTTTTTAAGTGTAGCCGGTTTTGGTGTTTTAATAAATACCTGTTCTTCTTTTTTTAACTCTTGACCGTTAATTTTTTTAGGTATTGAAGGAAGTGCAATTTTTAATCCTTGTATTTCGTATATTTCACCTATTGTACCGTCTTTACTTATAACAACACAATCTAAATCTTTATTGTAACCGTACTCGAATTTTTTATATCTATTATTATTTTTAACTAACTTAGATGATAAATGTTCGGTGTGTATCTTATATAAGCTTTGTTTATACATTATTTAATACGATCTTCTACACCGAAGAATTCTTGTTTTTTAGATTTGTCTTCTTTACCTACATTTGTAATTTCTTCTACTTTAGCCATCATAGCCATAGCATCTTCCATAGCTAATCTATAAGCTGATGCTGATATTTTTACTTTTTCAGGATCTAGTTCTTCTGGATCCATCTTTTTATTCATAACTTTTATTAACTCATCTATAGAGTTTTCAGCAGCTTTGAGTAGTCTTTCTCTTGTTTTCTTTACGTCCATAGTTTATTGTTATATCATTTAATAAAATTCTGTATAATTTTTGGTTTTCAATATTAAATTCATATTCAGAACCTGGTGTAAAGCCCACTATATCGCCTACGGACACGTTTAACGAGCTTAAAAGCTTACTACTATATATAAGCTCTCCAACCAATTCTTTTTCTTTTAAAACACTCCATTTAAAATCTTGCGGTAATGGCTTAACAAAACAATATCTATCAGGACATTTCCATTTGCCATTATTTTTGTACGCATATACCTGATCTGGACTTACAGAATAAATATTTTCATCAATATATGATGATGAATTTTTTTCTTTACCCTTAACATCAATCCATCTTCTAAAAACATTATGATGAACAATTACTTTATCACCTGGTTGTATTTTAGTTTTATAATTTATAGGTACACTTTTAACTGTACCTATTCTATTAACAAACTTATAATCTCTTTCAGATAATTCTGAATTAAGTATAAGCTCTTTACCATCAATGTTTTTTTTATTGTCGTATCTGCTGTCAGTATATATAATATAATTGTAAAGTGATTTCATTAATAATCTAAATTGTATTCTACAGAAACTGCCATATTTGTATTAAAGTGTTTCCAAGGTATTTGATTATTATCTTTTTCTATATATATATGATAACCATCTTCTTTTTCAAATATATCACATATTATATGGCCACCATAAACTTCTTGGCCTACAGAATAATGCATAGCCTCATTTTTATAATCTTGGCCAATTGATATTTTTCTTATTAATTTCATTTAATTTTGTTTTTTTCATCTAAAGTAAAAAGTGTATGAATAATTATAGCTACAATAGAATGTAATAATATTTTACTAAATGCCTCACCATATGGCATAATATTAGTATAAAATCCATACAGATATAATATGCATGCAAATACATTCATTCCTATTACAAAATTACCAAGCCAAAACTTTACTCTGGCATTCCAAAATATTTTTAATGTAAAAAATATTGCTATAATTATAATAAATTCAATTAAGAATTGTTTCACTTTAAATTTTATTTAATACGTCCAAAGAGTTATTTCAGGAGCACCGGGATAACCAATACCCACGTGGACAAAATTATTTTTTCTACTTACACCTATTCTTGTAAAGCCAACTTCCATAGCAGCTTTAACCAATTTAAATGTTGCCTCACCACCTACGCTTGCAATATCAACAGCATTACCATATGCATGTTCCCCTGGTGCTTTTTTCTTTGCTTCTATTGGATGATCAGGGCTTCTATAACTTGATGTTATTTTTATTGGTGAACCATATACTTCTCGTAAGTTATCTAACATATTAAGAAGCTTTTTGTTCATCATTTTAAACTGATTGAATTCAGATTCATTAAAATATTTTAAAGGCATTTTATTTATTATTTAATTTATTTTTTATACCTATTAAGGTATATACTATTGTTAATAATAATACTACTGTTTGTAGCAGCGGATTTATATCTGGCATTATAGAAAAGGTTATACCACCTAAACTTATACCATAAATTCTTAAGTCTTGCATTTTTATTTGTGCATTTTATTCCCAAAGACTTTCTCCACGCCTCGCGATCCGAAATAGCCTCCGATTACTATTGTTAATAAACCGGTTATTGAATCAAGTGGATAACCTAAGTACCACCCAATTACATAGCTTACTGTTAAAAATATTAATGTTAAAGGACGAACATTAGCCGCAAGCCATGCTCCCGAGCCAGCATCTGCGACCCATCTTTCTGTTGTCCCGTCTATTTCAGCTCTTTCAAGTTTTAGTTTTTCTAAAGCAATTTGTTTATCGCCATCAGACATTTCACTACTACCTATTATAGCTTCTATGATACCACCGGCTGGTGTACCGGTGGCTATTGATCCGACTACAGTTGGTATTTTTTTCAATAAAAATTTTCCAACTGCAGTATCTTTAAATTTTTTTTTCATATTATTTAATTAAATTTTATGTAATACCATATGTTCCTTTTGTATTATTATAAGCTGTAGCAACCTCTGTTGCTGAAAAAGTTCTATTATGAAATTTAACCATACCTATTCTACCATCATACTCATAACCACCTGCTAATGAGTATTTACCTATGGTTACACCATTTGTATTTACTGAAAGAGTGCCTGATAAAGTACCAGTACCTTCAAGTGATCCATTTAAATATATTTTATACACGTTGTTACCATCACCAGTAACAACTATATGATACCATGTTTCTATACTTACAGTAGTGCTTGTGTCTGCTTCTGCTGTACCATTTGATGTATTATGAACTTGAAATCTAAAAACACTTGCATTAGTTACCAATAATTGCCAACCGTAACTACCAGACCCTCCATTAGCTTTATCTATAATCCATTCTCTAGTAGTATTATCCTTATAAATCCACAACTGCATAGTTGTTGGTGATTTAAAATCAAGTATTGTATTTTGAGGTATAGTCATATATTGACTTGAACCATCTAAATTAAAATAATTATATGTAACACCTCCTAAATTATAAGTACCCCAAGTAGGAGATCCATTTATTGTTGCACTATGTCCATTAGGAAATTGACTTTTTGTAGCTAAATAGTTTTGTGCTACTTGTTCATCTGATAAAAGTCCTTGATAAATTTTTAAATTCCCTACTTTTCCATTTACTGGGTAACCTAATGTTTGAATAGATCCGATTCGTAACCCTGATGTAGAAAGCCAAGGCGTACCACCCGCATTGCCTGTTGAAGTTGCTTTTAACAATCCGTCTACATAAATTTTTATGTCTGTACTGTTATCTATACGTATAGTTATATGATACCATCTACTTGTAGTTATTCCTAAAGTTGATAAAGTTGGCGTATTATATTGTGAAGCCGAGTGTGTTCCGTTTGCATAGTTGTACACTTCAAAATAACTCGCATTATAAAGAACCACTAAACCTCTTAACGTAGATGTTTGAGTTATTCCTAAAATTCCGTTATTACCACTTACAGTATCAAAATTAAAAAAGAATTCTACTGTATAATCCCCATTACTATCTTTAACTTGCGTTACTGATGAATTATTCCCATAATCTCCACCCTCAAATTGTAAAAAATCACCTAATTCAGCATCATAACTTGAGTTACCACTTTTAGTTAAAACTAGTGAAGATACTTTATCAGTCCATGTATTAGCAGTTGTGTCTATATCCGATGCATCAAAATGTAACTTTAAAGTTGGATTTTGATACAATGCTTTAGTAGCATCGTAGTTAGTTTTTACTTGTGCTGCAGTCATAGCTCCACTATATGTTCTAACCTGCGCTATTTTACCCCCAAAAAATCTATTCGTTGGAGCATAAGGATATTTTCCTATATTAAAATTAGTATTAGCACCTGAATAAGCACCACTTAATGACCCAGTGGCTGCTTCTGAACCGTTAATATATAATTTTACCGCTGCTCCACTTGAAGTAGATGATACAGTAAAAGAATAATGATTCCAAGTACCAATAACAATACTTGACGATGCCTGCACATTTGCTATAGGCGGGTCACTACCAGCATATATATATAATTTAACATTAGTATTGTTTGCTAATAGTTGATAGCCATGTAAATCACTTCCAATATTTGAAACTATTGTATCTACGCTAGAGCTTGCTTCACAGAGTGCCCATGCTTCAAAAGTAAAACCACCACTCCCTATATCTGTACCTGCATATGCTGTAACTTCAGCATAATCATTACTACCGTTAAAATCAAAATAATCGGAATTACCATCATTAGTATATGTAGCGCCGCTTACTGTTGCATTATAACTACTGTTTGCAGTATTAGACCAAGATCCACTAGTATATCCGTTTGCATCTAAACTTAACTGTAAACCTGTTATACCTTGATACAAGTCTTTGGTAGCATCATAATTAGTTTTTACTTGCGATGTAGCCATAGCTCCATTGTATATTCTAACTTGGGCTATTTTACCATTAAAATATCCTCCATTATGTGTTCCGTATCTACCAAATATAAATGCTTTGCCATTTGCTGCACTGTTAATAGTCGTTGTGCCGGTACCTTTTAATTCTCCATCTAAATATGCTTTTTTAGTTGTTCCATCAGAAGTAAAAACTAAGTGATACCACCGGTTTGTTTCAACAACCCCAGCACTTACAATAAGACCTGAACCAAGAAATTGTAAATGGTAACTATTACCAGAACCTCTAACAGACGCACCTACTCCATTACCCGCTGTGTCATTTAATCCCCATAAATATTCATTATTTCTTGAATCTGTGTTAAACCACATTTCTACTGAAAAGGGTATAGAGGCCCAGTTTTGCGAAAAACTTGTTTCAGCATAATTGCCACTACCGTTAAAATCAAAATAGTCAGAATTATTATCATCAGTATATGTTGCACCGGTTAATGTGGCATGTCTATTATTTCCAGAGGTGTCCGACCAATTTCCAGAGCTATATCCGTTTGCATCTAAATGTAATTCTAAACTTGTTAGTCCCTGATATAAATCTTTAGTAGCATCGTAGTTTGTATTTATTTGAGCTTCTGTTAAAGCTGTTGAATATATTCTAAATTGTGCAATGTCGGTATCTCCCATTGTAGCAGAGGATCCATCTCCCAAACTAGCAATAAAAGTATTATAACTTTGTGTACCTGCACTTTGACCACTACTTGAAGATTTTACTAATACACCATCAACATATATTCTAGATGTTCCATTACTTTCTACTAATGCTACAACGTGATACCATACATTTGCTGAATAAGTTGAAGAAGTTGACATATAGTTATTACTGCCATATATATACCATCCAAGTGTATTGTTATTGTTAAAACGTAAAAGCCAGTTTTGTGAGTTACCATTGTCACTTGTTTGTGAAGCTACATAATCGTATGTTCCTGTTCCAGCTCTTCTTATCCAAGCTTCAACAGAAAAATTTGTACCACCACTTTGAACCAATGCTGTATCACTTATTTTTACATAATCATTAACAGAACCGGCAAATTCAAAATAATCAGAATTATTATTATTAACATATGCAGCACCACTTATTGTTGCGTGTCTATTATTCCCAGAAGTATCAGACCAATTTCCACTACCACTATAGCTATTTGCATCTAAACTCAGCTCTATTGAACTTGTATGTAATGCGCCTTGAACTGGTGGTGCTGTAGCTAAAGAGCCTTGAACTGGTGGCGCTGTAACTAAAGAGCCTTGAGTTGCTTCGTGTTTAGATGTAATTATAGATGAATAACTAAAAGTATTTCCTGCTCTATAATTTTGCCCTACCTCTGCGGCTGTGAGTACGGTATTGTAAACTCTTACCGCATGTATTAATCCATTAAAATCATTTGCATTACCTGTTGTATATCTACCTATTTTTAAATCTTCTGTTAAATAATGTATTGTACCGCTACCCGTATGTGTAGCTTTTAAAGTACCATCTTGATACAATTTTGTTACTGGATTGGTTATATCGCTAATTGTAAGTACAACGTGATGTAGACTACCAGCTGTTAAAGCTGTACCTGTACTTATATTTGTAACTACTCCGTTAGATGAATTATAAGCTGTTTGATTTGGCACACCACTTTCTAATCTAAAATATACCGAACCGTAGCCAGAAGTTGAACCTGTATATAAGTATGTATCTGTACCGCTGATTTCTTCAGGTGTAATCCAAAATTCATATGTTACACCGTTGGAACTTGGTTTTATATCCGCGTGATGTGTTACGTTAACATAATCTCCAGTACCTTGAGCAAAATCAAAACTTCCTCTTATATCTTTTGCATATGTACTTTCTACGCCACCATTAATTGTTCCATGTCTATCATTTCCACTTATATCGGTCCAAGTAGTACCGCTACCACTATAAGAAGTTGTATCACTTGCATTGAGATGCAGTTGTAAATTATCTGCTTTATCTGCAAGAGGAATGTTTACCTCATGGCCTGCAATATCATACCAAACAGATCCATCCCCATCATAAGAGTCTACATCATTAGCATCCAGATGTGCAGTAAGCCCTTCTTCTTGGTCTGCTAATCCAGTAGCGGCTGTTGTAGATTTCTTAAAAAATTTTTGGTCTAGTGCCATATTAAATTGTTATATCAAACTCTTCAACTTTTTTTATTGTATTTAAAGAATTTATTTCTGCTTCTTTTTTATTAATTGAATCGTATATAGCTTTTCTTTGCTCTTTTATTTTATCAGGTATAGATTTTTTTTCTGCTACTTCTCTTATAACATACCAGTCTGTAGGTAATAGTAATTGATACCCGTTTTGTTTTAACTGTTTTATTTTATTTTCTTTTGAAGATTTTAATGTATTTTTAGGTACATCTAAGTCTTTAACATCATATGTATATATATCGTCCCCTGTCACAAAATGTAAATTAACTAGCTTTTGATTTTCTGGATTATATTCAGGAAGTTTAAGTTCAAAAAATTCATTTTCAAGCCATACATCTTCAGACATTTTATGAAAATTTATATGGTATCCATTTACACCTGCCCAATTTTCTGGTAATTTATTAAATACTACCGGTTTACCATTTATAACTTTTACTCTTGCCATATTAACTTGGTTTTGAAAATTGAAAATAAGCTTCAGTTGCTGAAACAAATTTTAATTCTAATAAATTTTTAACATTATTTGTACTGTCATAGGATCCTCCTAAATTATTAAATGTACCAGCACTACCATTTGCGTTCAATGTTATTGTAGCCGTTGTACCATTTCCTGTTAATATAACAGTTTTAACATCACCAACTTTAGCATTTGTAAAATTTAATGTTGTATCTCCAGAAATAGTTTTTGTAAAAATATTACCTTCATTGCAATTACATACATTATCACTCCCTATTGCTTTTAAGGTAGTATATCTATCTTCTAAAACGTTATGTGTTACTTTTGTTAATGACATTTTTTTATAATTATACGTTATACATATGAAAAGATTGATCTGTTTCATCTCCATAAACAAATCTTGTTCCTCCATCTAATACTCTTACTGCGCCTACTCTACCAGGATGACCTACAGCATTATAAGTTTTAGTACTACTAAGATCATAAGCAGTTGCAAAATTAATTGTAAATAAATCATAATTCCCACCGGCACTTCCTCCATGTATAAATTGAGTTCCGTCTTCTGACCAGTCTCCTCCATAGTTATTAACCGAAGACGCTCCTATTGTAGAAGCCGTAAGGCTAAGTGTTTGATCAGGTGCATTAGCTATAACAGTACTATCATATGCTGTAGAAACATTCCATTTATATAAAGTTATATTTGTATTACCACTATAAGTTTGCCCAAAAAGAGTATTTCCTTGATTTACAAACTTAAACCCATACACGATTTGTGTACCGCTATGAACAGTGGTTGATGTAGCTGTACCTCTTGTACTTAAATCATAAGCTGTTGATAAAGTATATTCAGTCAACTGATTAGAATTTTGAGATAATATAAATAATTTTGTGCCGTCTCCATTAAAACTCATATCTCCTGCATATGAATTAGGAGGATCAAAATTATCTGAAGAAGCTAAAGTTGTTAAGTCAAAAGCGGTGCTCATGGTTGCTTCATATGTAATATTATTACTATATTCATGCACATGAAAAAACTTTGTTCCATCCGGAGTTATATACACACCTGATCTTACGTATGAACCTATAAAACTAGGGTTATGAGTACTTGATCTTTGTGATGTAGTATAACCTCCACTTCTAAGACTAATAGCGGTTGGATAATGACCGTCACCTGGTGGAACTGATACAACATTAGTTCCAAACCAGCCTTTAGTTGCATCTTGGTATATTAATTCTATTAAAGAATTTTGAACTGTACATTTAGCAGGATGAATTGCTCCCATTATTTTTTCTCCAGAGCTTTGAGTAAAATTAATTTTATTAGTATTAAATGAAGAACTATAATCCGTAAACCGTATTTCATCTCCTACACTACCAGATGGTAATGTAACGGTTACTTCATTAGATGATGTATTTACAAAATATCCTTTACCGGCAGCTGCAGTAAAATTAGATGCTTTATTTCCAGTTTGCCAATCAGTACCTGTTTCTAGTGTTACTGCTCCAGTTAAACCGTTTACAGAGGTTACATCATTACCAGCAGCAGAAGCTCTTATATTAACTATTTCAACAACAGCACCCGTTGCAGGTGCAGTATTCAAAACCACATTGCTTCCTGAAGCAGAATAATTATTTTTACTTTGATAAACACCATCTATATAAACTTGTGTATCATTTGCAGATGATATATTACCTCCTGCATTAAAACTTGTTTGTCCAGATGTTGCAGTATGTGTTTGTAAAAATATATTAGCATTCACTACAATAAAATGTATTATTTCTACTACAGCCCCTGTTACAGGAGCGGCATCTAGTGTTACAGTTGTTCCACTTACAGAAAAATCATTTTTTGATTGGTAAACACCGTCTATGTATATTTGTAAATTATTTTTACTAACAGGAGCAGAGGTTATTGTAAAATCTCTTCTTGATGAATCGGTAGCTTCTGTAGTACCATCTCCTGATATATTTTTTTGTGTAGTTACTTGGCCACCACTACCTGTACTAGAAGATGCAACAGTAACTTCAGCTGCACTATTTCTAGTTAGGGTTATTCCTGTACCTGCAGTTAATTGAACTACAGAGTTATCACTACCAGATCCAGATGTTAAATTTATATCTACATTTGAACCATCTTGTGTTGCGTTTAAATCATAAGAATCACCAGAAGCAGTTGATTCTATTGTAACCTGCTGAGCATCATTTCTTGTAAGACTTATATTTGTACCAGCTGTTAATTGTACAGTTGAATCTGTACCACTTGCAGCATCTAAATTTAAATCTACATTATTACCATCTTGTGTAGCATTTATAGAATATGTATCCCCTACTGTACCGGTACCAAATTTAGCATAGCTACCCATATTACCATGTGAAGAACAATAATAATGTAATATAGGTGGTGTTGTTGTAGTTGGAATAATTTGTGTGTATGCGCCTGAACTTCCAGGTGATCCATTTGTAGTTACTTCACTTCCTGTATATGCTGTGCTTCCCGCTGCATCTTTAGCTGTTGCAAATCTTAAAGGGTGAGTAGCATTAGAACTATCAGATTGATCAAATCTATATGTAATACCAGGGGTTAATTCAAGGTAAGCACCTTCAACCCCATCTATAGTATAGCCTAAAGCATTAGTATTACTTGGATCATAGTGAGGGTGTGCAGCAGTTTTAGTTACAACTTTAACTTCTAAAGTCTGAACAGTGTCGGTATGTTTTATTGCCCTATGCTTAGACTGCACTATTCTTCCTTCGGAGTCAATGCTTGATTTAAATTTAATCGACATGCGTTATTAGTCTATTTTAGTAATAAGAACTCTGTGGTGCCCGTTTGTTGCGGATGTGAAAGATACTGTTATAGTATTAACAGTGGGTCTGTTAACATCGGCATGTGCTGTTTCATAAGATCCGCTAAGATTATTTTCATATACTTGTACTATAACATCTCTTGTATTTAAACTATGTGTTACTGTAAATACATTATTTGCTAATGTTACGGTAGATTCTCCAGAATCTAAATCTACAGCAAAACTTCTTGATTGTAATTTACTAGTTAAGCCAGCTGGAGTTACAGCTTTAGTTGCATCAGTACCTGCTGTTACTTCACTACTATCAGCTAATTCAACTATACCTTTTACTGTTTCTGAAGCATCTTGTACGTTTACTAAATTATAAAAAGTTGTTCCGTCTTCAGTAAACTGCCATTTATCAGTTGATTCATTCCAACGAAACTTAACATTAGTTGCTGAACCTCTTTCAACTTCTAGGCCAGCATTTTCAGTGGGTGAACCAGTAACATCTTTATTTAAAACTATAATGTTATCAGCTACGTTTAAGGTTGCTGAATTTACAGTTGTAGTTGTACCATCAACTTGTAAGTTACCTCTAATAACAACGGTGGTATCATCGTCAGTATCTCCTATATTTACTGTTTCTGTGCCGTCAAATGAAGCTAATCTTGCTAAAAGGTTTGTTTTACTAACATCAACGTCAGCATTTTTCATGCTAACCCATGAACCCGCTCCTCCTGAATAAGACCAGAATTTCATATCGTCCTCTTGTGAATTGTAAATTATTCTACCTTCATTTGAAGCACCCATACCGGATGGATCTGACTGAACTACATCAATCTTGACGTTTTTTATTTCGTTGTTATTTAAATCGAGATTTGCTAAATGTTTTATTGCCATTTTTTGTTAGTTTAAATATGCTTTACCAGCAAAAGCTGCAGAAAAATTTAACACAATAGTATTTTTACTTTGGTATTGTGCTTCCCCGTTTACAACATTATCGCTTGTATCAACTATAGTAATTGAAGGATATTTATCTAAGTTATGTGTTATAGTCCATGTAGCTGACGCAACCCCTTGAGTATGCTCATATGAATCTACTTCATCTTGACCCGGCACATTTATTGTACCCGACACTAAAGATAATACCGCTCCTAGATTAAAGTTTTTGGTTGCTCCTGTTACCGAATCAGTACCTATAACTTTATCTGTTTTAGATATAGTTGTATCTAAAGGAAATGATGATATTTTTGCCATTATAAATTTTTTTTGTTAAATTTACTTATTGCTTGCGAATAGACTTTATCTATATATGTTTCTCTTTTCATTATTCTGTTTCTTCGCGATGATTCAGGCAAACTTTCTTTATCTATTAGTATTCTGTATACTCTAGCTATTAATCTTTTCCCCTTTGCTGAAACAGTGTATTTGTTATGATCTCCTAGTCTACCGTTACCTTTATGAATTTTTTTAATCCAATCATTTCTTTGCAATCTGTAAAATCTAGTTTTATCCCAACTGTAATACAAGGTTCCACTTTTAAAATCGTCTATTGTAAAATATTTAATAGGATCGAGGTAAAATAGCAATTCCAGATCAGCAATGTTTAAATCGTATTGTTTACATGCCCATCTGGAAACTAATCTGTAGTATTTTAAAAAATCAACTTTAATTTCTCCTCTTTGTATAAAATCTGAGCGATCCATTACAATACTATTATTACGTCTTGTTCTTGTATTACTTTAAATATATTGTTATCTATTTCTATATTGTGTCCTGCGACTCTATCATAATAAATTTTGTCGCCATTCTTTACACCTTCTACATGTGTACCAATTGATACCACTGTAGCTGTTCTGTATCTTATATCTTCTCTGTGGTTTTCAGCAAGAAGTAATCCACCTTCTGTTTTCTTTATATCCTCTTTTATTTCGGATATTACTATATACTTACCTATCGCTTTCATAATCTCTAACATTTGAAATTACACAATCGGTTGAAAGTATAGTAGTTGCAACTGATACAGCATTTAACAGCGCTGATTTAGTTACAAGCAGTGGATCGACTATACCGGCTTTTATCATATCTTTTATGCTGCCGTCTATTACGTCAACACCTTTTTTAAATGATATACCTTTAAAATCTTCAGGATTTAATCCTGCATTGCTTAGTATTGTATTATATGGTGATAAAAGTGCTTCTTTCATTATATCAACACCTTTTAATTCACCTTGATTGAGTGTTAAATCCCAATCCATACTCGCTGCTGCTACCAGTGCTATACCACCTCCCGGTAGTATACCTTCTTTCTTTGCAGCTCTAACAGCATGAATTGCATCGTCAACTCTATCTTTTTTTTCTGATACTTCCACTTCAGTATCTCCGCCAACATAAACCATTGAAACACCGCCATTTAATATAGATAACCTATATTCTAAATGCGGCCTCATTATATGGTGTTCTTCTTCATCTAATTGTTTTTGAAGATACTCAACTCTTTCTTTGACTCCTTCTGGAATCTCATCTATAGCTATAGTTGTACCATCTGTATCAATTATAGCCTTTGATGCATTACCGAGCACATCAGATGTAATATTATCTAGTGAGTCGCCTAGATTTTCATCTATAACAGTTGCACCCGTTAAAAGGGCAATGTCATCCAGTATATCCTTTCTTTTAAGTCCGAAAGAAGGAGGATCGATAACATTGCAACGTATATTGCCCTTTACGAAATTCATAGCTAATGCTGAAATGATTTGCTGGTCGCAAGGAGCAATGAGTAACAACGACTGGTTGGACTTAATCGCGAACTCTAATATTGTTTGAATACGTCGGATATTATCTATATCAGAAGCACATAGGAATATTAACGGCTTCTCAAGCTCCGACACTTCTTTTTCTCTATTAGTATAAAAGTGTATACTTTTACTTATTGACTTTATATGTGTACCGTTTACTGAATCTATATAGGTTTCATTTGTTGGTGATGTTTCCATTGTTACTACACCATTTTCACCTGCTAATTTAAACGCATCCGCAATAAAGTTTCCAAGCTCTTTGTCATTGTTACAAGAAATGGTAGATACGTGATTTAACATCTTTTCATCTACCGGTGATGCTTTTTTATCTAAAAACTCTACGACTTTTTTTACAAACTTATCTATACCGCTTTTAATATCTCTAAACGAAAAGTCTTCTCCTTTTAAATTAAAGTAACTTTTCATTATGTTTTCAGCTAGCACTGTGGATGTTGTTGTACCGTCGCCTGCTTTTGTTGCTGTTTGTTTTGCGGCTTGCTTCAACATAGTAGCACCTAGATTTTCTAGTGGATCTTCTAGGTTTACATAATTTGCTACTGTAACACCGTCTTTTGTTACATGAGGATTGCCAAAGTCATCTTCTAAAACTACTGTTCTACCAGATGCACCCAGTGTTACTGATACGGCATTTGATAACTTTTTAATACCTTTAATAAGGCCATCTTTGGCTTCTTTTTTAAAACTAAGGGCCTTAACTATTTTAGGCCCACCGAATTGTACTCCCATTTGATTTGATTAAATTATAATATTTTATTTTAGCAGTTCCACCTTCTTCTAGCGGCTCTACCTCTTTCTGATTTCCAGCTACGTGACCGGGCACAGAATGATTTTCTTCTTTTCGCAGCTTTACTTCCTTTCTTTAGTTTTGAAGGCGGGGTTGTTACTGCTGTTTTAAGTTTACTTCCAGGGTTATCTCTCCTATACTTTGCAACTCCTTTCTTACTCATACCACCACCTGCTTTTGCGCCGGTACCAGTTTTATTAGCTTTATTGTAATAGCCTAAAGACTTTTTACGAGAAGGAGCTTTTCTTTTTTTTCTTTCAAGCGGACCACCCTGTAATTTCATATCTGGTCTTCCACAAGTGGAGTGCTTATGTGTTACTGGTAATACTTTCATATTATTTAGTTCCTTTACCATAGCCGCCTCTATTTTTTTTAATAGATACAAATTTTTTCTTAGTATGGTCGTAATCCTTACCTTTTATATTTATACCTTTCTTTTTAGCAGCTCTGCGCTTTTTTTGATTCTCAGCTTTCATTCTGGTTCTTCTCGTAGTTTTAGCAAATTTAAGATCTCTTTTCTTTTTCTTTGCTTTACCACGCTTGCTGAGTTTATAAGCCATTACTTCTTCTTTTTACGTTTTCTTTTACGTTTCTTTTTTTCAGCCTGCTCGTTACGACTAGCCCATACAGCTTTACGCTGTGCATTACTTTTATATGGCATAACTATTGTTTTTTTATTGCTTCAAGCAATCCGCGCTCATATTCTAATTGTTTTTCAATTTCAAGTATGCGTGCTTCAAGCTTATCTATAACGATAATCTTTTCATCTAGCCTTTCATGCACTAGGTGTATTTCATCCTTAACTGATGTAAATTCAGAAAATATACCTCCTGCTGTAAATACTGCAGTTACAAACATAATAACTATAGATAAGTTATTCTTTATAAATGTATCAGGCATCAAAAAACTTTTTTAAGTTTGTATAAGTCCTTATCCTTTATTCTTTTTTTAGTTTGCTTATATCTAGTACTTATAGGTTTAACTTTAGTATTAGACATTTTACTTGCTCTTCTTAAAACCATATTTGGATTTGGCATAGTATTAGGGCCTGATATAGCGGCAGCTCCCATAGGGTTCATAGCCGTCATAGTTTCCATTTCCATATTTCTATTAAGCCTAGTAAATGCAGCCCCTTTTGTCTCATATGTTTTCCCGTTAACAACGAAAGAATCTTTACCGGCTTCTTGAGCTTTTTTTAATTCACCTATAAATTTATTATTTTGTAAAGCGCTAGGTTTCATACTTGCAGAAAATTCTTGGCCTTTTTTTACAGCATCCATAAATCTTTTAGACCCTCTGTTTTTATCTTTACCCGGCATGACTATTTATATTTATTTTTTTTCATAGGCTTACCCATACCATACATAGCTTTAAGTGGTGATTTGCCTTTTACTTTTTTTAGAAGGTCATTAATTACAGAGTGAGCCTTCGGTCCTGGTTTTCCCATATTATTTCTTTTTTGTTTTACCGTTTGATTTAATCATCTTTTCAAGCATAGCTGCTTGCTTAGCGTGTGCTTGTGAAGCCTTTTTAAGTTGACTTACTACTTTTCTTATCTTTGCGTCCATGAGCTTTACGTATTTGTTCCTTACCTTTTTTAAATATAGAAGCAACTTGTCTTTTACCCATGACACGTGCTCTTTGTTCTCCCACAGTTAGTATTTGTATTTTTCTAGCATAAGGCTTACTTATTCGTTTTACCTTAGCCACTGTAGCCCTAGCGTCAGCTGGGGTCTTAAAT